NAGCATATCCCTGACTTTCGATTTTTTCTCCATTGGCTATAAAATTTTTGGTAACTCTAATTGAGAACGGATCAAAAGTTTCACAACCAATAGAAATTTATGATGATATAGATAATGTAAATATAGATCTTTTTACTGATATGAGCGGTGCCCGTTCGTCTATTTTACCACAAACAGATTATATTGTAAAAATACAAGGTGTCGATGAAAATGATAATACAAATAATGGAGTTGTAGTTAGAATATTTACAGGTGTGCCAGTTGCTCCTTCTGCCCCTTCTAATATAAATGCTTATTTGAATTCTGATGGATTATTATTTACATGGTTTAATAGCCAATCTAGTTTTTCGTACAATCTATTGTTTATCGTTGATAGAAATATTTCGACTGGAGCAGAAACAAATTTACTATCTAATTATAATAATGATACCGCAAAAAGCTATTTAATAGTTTTCTCTAGTTTAAATCCTGGTCACAAATACACTTTTACCATTAGAGCAGTTGACAAATTTTCAAATGAAAGTTCTATTGTTTCATATAGCTATACCATATCATCATTAGATTATACGTCTGTTGCAGGATCATCTCCTATAAGTAATAGACCGCCTGCTGCATCTAGATTGTTTGCATTTACTGGTGATAGGGAAATACGGGTAATTTGGGCTCCTGTTTCTGGGGAGACAATAGATATAACACATTATCGCGTGTGGAGAGCGAGTAAAACTGTTGGAGATTTTTCTCTAGAGGCGTCAGATTTTTCATTAGTTGAAACTGTGTCTTCTGATATAAATTCATATACTGATTATGACATAGAAGAAAATACAAGATATATTTATATAGTAACAACAGTAGATAATTTTGGAAATAATTCTTTAAATCCAAGTGATGATGATTATTTTAGACACTCATCTACTAATGCCATATCTGTAGAAGGCAATTCTGGTTTATGTCCTGTAACCAATGTCGAAGTTGTTAACCCTGCCAATTGGGATACAACTATAACATGGGATATTTTAGCTGGTGATTTCGATGGATATGAAATTTATAGATCGGATTTGAATAAATGTTCTTGGTCAAAAGTAGGAGCAAATAGTGTTGATATTTTACTGCCAGCTACATTTAGCGATACAGATTCTCTCATTTCTGGCGACGGTAATTATTATTATGTGGTTCGTGGAGCAAGAAATGGAGCTAGAGTTGTCGCTTCTACATCATCTGTTGTACCACCAGATTCTTTCTTGTTGGCTACTGTTGTGACAGGTGCTGGCACTGTTAATAATATTAGCAGACCTACAATAGCATTGGCTCGATTAGATGATTATATAAGAAATAAATTGACATCACAAATAAACGAACACAAACATGACCTTACATTAGCTTATGATAGAAGGATCGATTTGAATACAAATGTAATTATAGAAAATTGGTCAACTGATGATCAAATAACATTTTATACATATGAACAAATTATAGCAACTTCTTTAGATGCTTTTGGAAGTGTTGTTATCTCATTGCCTTCGTCCTATATTGTTAGAGTAGATGGTGAAATTACTAGTGTGCCATACAAAGTGGACCCATTGCCTAGAAAGATAGTATTTGAATCTGTTATTGATTCTACGAATATATCTGTGGAATGTATTGGCATAAATGAAATAGATGGGATTATAGATACAGATCGCGTTAAAGATTTTAGCGCAACACAAATCGGATCTGGCAAGTTGCCACAGGCAATGTTGCCAGATATAGAACACGATGAAAGATATAGGGAAAGGTTGATTCCTTTGCAATTGCATATGGAAAGCAATGATGGCTATACATTTAAAATATATCAAAATGAGCATTCGTCTATATATCAAAATATAGGTAATTCTGTAACGTTTTATGATTTGGTAGAAATAGATTCTGGAGAATTAGTTGCTGCCACAAGTTCTGGTCTATTAATCAGCGATGATGCCGGTGATACATGGTCAGTTTTGTACAATACATATGCACCAGTTCACAGATTTTATCATTCATCATCATTAAATAAATATTTGGCATTATCGAATGGATCTGTTTATGTCAGCGACGATGGCTCTGGGTGGGCTCGGACAAATGGACTTGAAAATACATCTATTGTGAGAGATGCTACAGACGATGGTACAAATTTATTTGTTAGTACCGATATAGGAGCGTATATATTACAACCAAATTCATTTGGCGATTTTCTTAATTGGCAATCTTTGCCTTTATATAGCGGGAAGACAACTGATTCATATGCAATCTGGTATGATTCTACTAATAGTAGATTGGTTGTTAGTACAGAAATAGGTTTGTTCGAAAGCAATGATACTGGAACCACTTGGACTTTTACTGATGAATTAGAAGACATAACCCCTGTCTGGGAGATAATAGAATATAACAACTATGTTTTTGCTTTGACTGATTATGGCATATGGCGTAAGCGCCAAACAGCGAATAATTTTTATAGAATAGCATCATTCGATGCAGATATTGCGAGACGTATTGTTTTGTTAAATAATAGAATTATAATATCAACGAATGAAGGCGCTTTGGTTTCTGATGCAAGTTATAATATTTATACTGGTTCGGATATAGGATTTAGTAATAGTGATTTATATTTAACTAATTTCTGCGAAATAACTACGATCCCAACATTACTTAGTGTTATCGGTTCTGAATTATATATAGGAACCGATCAAATGTTGTTTTCTGGTGAGACATTCACTATTTTAGAGTTATTGTATGAAAATTCGACTGGTACTATTCCTACTTTTTATATTGGCAACGAAGAACAAACATTAGGAGTATATTATAGCTCTGATAACGATTTGGCATATTTTGATAGAAAGATGTTAGAATCGTCAACTATATCTGTTGCTAATCAATATTCTATATTTAAGGCAGAAAATGGCGGGTGGATCGACGAACAATATAATCCTGATATTAATATTTATGATAGAAATGGTTTACTAGTTACTCTCGTTAACGGGGCTATACCAATTGATCCTTTTAACAATATCACTTTTGATACCTTTAATGATTTTGAAAGCAATGCGTTTGTCGCTAGTAGCTATGAAAGCGAATATACAGCAAGACTGGTTCAATTGCGCAACATAATTGGTGGTGACGATCCACCAGCAGGAGAAACAACGCAAACAATTATTTCTGATTTGGTGGCTTTGTATCAAAAAACATATAGTCAATTTTTTGGTGAAATTAAATATGGTTCGTTGCAGACAATAGATTCGCTGTCATATCTGGTTGTCGATGATTATATGGTCCTAAATGAAATAGCTGATGGAGTTTTATCTGATTATGTTGTTGTCGAGGATATACCTGAATTTGAATATGATTCGGCGTTGATAACATCTATAACAGCAAATGGATCTAATGGTGTTTTTGTATTTAGTGATTCATCATATAATAAATATGATATATTGCATGTAACTATTACTAAATCTACTGTTAGTAATGTCGGAGATTATACGCACAAAGAAGTTGAAGATATTTTAGAAATGTATAATTCTGGTTTGCCGTATTCGTTATCAGAAGTAAACGATGCGAATTTATTAAAGACCGGGTTATTTTTGGACAGAACTTTTAATGATTTGAATAGCGATATTGAGCATCAGAGCGATTATTTCATTCCGAGAAATAGAAGTTGGTATAACATGATTGATTCTACAGTTGATTGGATATCAAAAGTAGAATGCGGGAATCTTGGACTTACTGTTGATTATGTTACAGATTTATTGCACGTTTCTGATTCGAATAGAGTTCTCGTAGGCACGACAAGAAATCTCATATATATAGATAAAACCAGTTTGAATATATATGATTCCTTATTTAATAATGGAGAGGAAGAATATGTAAACGATTTGTTTATGTACGGAAGTTATATTTATGCTATAACGAATGATCATCTTTATATAAGTCAAGACAACGGTATCTCTTGGGAATTGGAAACAACATTTGGTTTGTCTGGCACATTTAGGCAAATGGGTTCTGTGGGAGATATGTTTATTTTTGCTACAGATAATGGTTTATATTATAAATATTATGCCGATGAGAAGTGGGAACAAGGCTCGGATACAATAACTGATATAATACAATTTGTTGAACATAGTGGAGTATTTGCTCTATCAAATAGTGTTTTATACTATAGTCCGAATGGTATACAATGGACACAAAGAGGAACATTCGGTGATTATTGCGTATCTAGAATGAGATTTTTGTCAAGTCTTGCTTTTTTTGCTACTGCGTCCGGTCTAAGAACAGATGCTGGAACTGTATTCAGAAATCAATTAAATTTATCGCTAGTTGATTTGTCTGATGATATTTCTTCATCTGCCGAATTGAAAATTAATGACGTTTGGGTGCGTAATATAGGGAGAGCGTATATAGCAGTTGATGGAAGTGGAAATTACTATATATGGGAATCAAGTACTCAGAATATAACAACATACAGTTCTGGGATGGATGTAATACATAAGGTTATTCGTGTTGATGGTGAATATTGGATATTTGGGAATGGAGCGTTCAGAAAATTGTCTCTGCCATTTCCTATAGAATTATCTACTGGTATTCCTTTTTAATAATAGTAAAATGGATAAAAGTCGATAATAAATTAATATTTTATTTGGTAAAATAAATTGGCTACATTAGGTTTAAAACTTGCTCAGATATTTAATGTATATGGGGCATATACTCCATCGAAAGTATCTTTATATTTTAAGACTTTTAATTGCCAGTCTGAAATAGATTACTTTAATGTTTCATATTTTAATGCAGATGTTCCGCTGTGGGGCGCTGTAATTGATTCACTAAATTTCATTAGCTTGACACAGGCTGAACAGCAACTAATGGCGTTTGATGATGTAGCAGATTATACCGGAGAAGGTTTTTTAACTGTTGTCTCTATAGGCTCTTCTTCTACAGATCCAACTGTTTACTATCCAATCAAAGTCGATGATGGACACACGGGTAATTATACAATATATGTCAGAGCGAGAACTGTGAGCGGAAGAATTCGCATGGGGATTTATATTGATGGAGTCCATACAACTGATATTGTCGATGCCGCTGTGCCTGACACTAATTGGAGATGGTATAGTACGACATTTGATATTACCGATACTGATGTAAAAAATCTTGGCATACGCATGCTCACAACTAATTCTTCTATAGATCAAATATATATCGCTCCGACAGCATCTGTTACTGTGCCTGCGGGGACTGGTCATGATTTTACAACTAGTCCATATATTACTGTACATGGTGAAGTCTATACCGTTGGCTCTGATGGTAGACCAGTTTCGCCTTTGTATATATACGATTACAAAACAAGTGCTGGAGAATTGAGATTTGATGGATGGTATAACTTTGATTTATCTTTTTTGGATAGTCGTTGGGCTATTACATTTTCTGATAGATATGCGATTGTAATTTTTTCTAGCGGTTCTGATAGTGATAAATATATTTTGTGGGAATTCGGTGATGTTGATCCATATGTGTGCGGTCCATCTGCCATTAAAACATCTGATGTCGGAACACAATCTATATCTGTTTCTCCAATTTCAAATTATGGGTATTATTATATTAGGTATGGCTTAGCGGACATAACAACTGATCAATGGTATATACGCGAGGATAGGGGATATTACCTAAATATATATGAATATTTTGATTCATTGGATGAATATGGTGAATTTATTTCTATTTTACCGGCGGAAGAAAGATATGTAAATGTAAATTCTTTTTCGTCTGATCTATCCAATACTGTAAATATAGAAGCAATATCAGATGCGGTCGGGGGAGAAGATTTGCGGCTTGAATTAGATAATAAAGTTGCTAGTATTATTATAGATAATAGCGGAAGTATGGGGTGGAATGATCCAGATGCAAGAAGATTTGATACCGCAGAAAGAATTGTAAGGAAAATAGATAATGTATATCCTGGCAATGTACAATATACATTATTCAGATTTGGAGGAAAACCTTTTACTATTGTTGTTGCTGCTGGATCAGAGGAAGATCTTATTTCTCCTGATGTCGCGTTTTCTGCAGATGCGTATGGAGATAGTCAAAGCCATTTCTATGGAATTAGAATAGTTAGAAATACTATCGGATATCCAACTACTCCTATAGATGGAGAAATAGTTTTTGATGGCATAGCAGATAGTTTTATCGATTCTGGTCTTACTGCCGGACAAACATATTATTATTCTTTATTCACATTTGATAATAGCGGTAATTTTAGTGATGGTGTTAATTTGCAAGTAACGCCAAATGGCACGACTGTTCCAAATGGTATTTCCCTATGTAATTCAGAAACATTGATTGGAAGTGGTGTAAGTGTGGATAGTGATATTGAAAGTATTTGGCATTTTAATGAAGGATCAGGAAGAAGAGTATATGATTTTAATGAAAATGTTGATTTAAATATTACTGATGAAATTCCATTGTGGTTGAATCAATCAGATGTTCCGTCTGGGATATCTGGCCTAAGATTTAATGGATCGTCAACTGCTGTGTCTTCTCGTGATAATACTAATACTAACTTATATCATAGAGGTTTTACAATTATGGCGTGGGTAAAGCCATTCTCTATCAGTGGAAATAGACCGATTATAGCGAAACAAGATGCGGCAACAAGTGGATGGATGTTATATATAGAAAACGCTACTGGAAGATTAATATTTACTGTTGGCGGTGTTATTTTAGGTACTTCCACCATAGGACTTTCTTTATATGAATGGAATCATGTTGCTATTACTGTTAGCGATAATGGGACAGGTAGATTCTATGTTAATGGCATATTGGCTGATACATTTTCCGCTCCACAGTCTGCAGTAGTAACATCTAAATATTTGGATATAGGATATGACAGAATCGGTGCAACGTATTTTTTCGGTGAATTGGAAGAAATAAGTGTACATAATACAGAAAGATCACAAGCATATATACAGAATTATTGTTATCAAAGTACAGCTATTGATAGGGATAATGGCGATAGATTAGTCGTTATAAATGGTTTTGTTCCTCCATCAGCAAATTATACTAATATTCATATTGTAACAAGAGCATTTGATGCACCAGCAAATGAATTAGATGGAGAGGAAATATACAGTGCGAGTGCGCATGCTGGTAGTTTTTATGTGACTCATCGAGATGATTTTATCGCAGGAGCAACATACAATTTTAGAATATTTACAGAGAATGTATTAGGTAATTTTAGCAATGTATATGATTCTCAAAATATATCATTAGTAATTCCGCAATTATCTAGTGAGACAAGACAGGCGCTTCCTGATAATAGTGATTCCTTGCCTTCACCGACAAATGTAGAAATATTGGAAGGGATAAATCATATATATATACAGTGGAATAATGTTGATACTGATCTCTATGAAAATGCGTTAGGTGTTAGAATTTATTCTTCTAACACTGATTTCCCGGTTATAGAAGATGTTAGATATACTGGCGAATTGGTTGGAGAAGTAGATATATCACAAAATTATTTTACTCATCGTAATTTAATCCCAAATACTGATTATTATTATACAATTGTAATCGTCGATAGGTATGGAAGATTTTCTACGGCATATAACATTAAAGGATCGACGAATGGTGGTGATAATGTATTGTTATTTCCATTGTTAGATGTGGAAAGTATCTCATATACGATTACAGATGACGATGCTATTAAAATATTTTGGGATAGTATATTACCATATCGCATGGTACAAGCTTATTTTGATGAAAAAATTGCTATATATGCTAAAGTTATAGATGAATACGGGGATGTTATAGAAGTTAATAAAGAAGATATGGGGGTGGAGATATCTGTAGATATTTCATATAATTATGTTGATGATTATGCTGCTGATATTTTTTCAGATCAGTCCAGCATGCCTGTTATCAACAATAATGATCTTTATGACTGTGCTATTCAACCATTAGAAGATGGATATGTTAGAGGTTTTATTCAATTAAACAGATTAAATAGCAATATATTATTTGATATAGATTCTGTTAATGCTGTTGTTAAATTAAAAGTTAAGGTGCCAGATCCGTCAGATGACAGTAAAAATCTATTTGAATATATATCATATCCTTTATATATAAGATTTATTAATCCACTGGAATTACAAATTATCAATAGAGATAATAAGGCCGTGTCTAAAAGATGTCCGCATGGTATAAGTGCTTTAGATTATCAGCCGGTTCATGAAATAATTAAATACGATGGAGCATATTTGGGTGCGTCTGAGCAATATGTATCGAGAATAAAAATAACATATAAAAATAATCCAATTGATGTTAGTTACCCAATTGAAGCAGAAATACATGAAGTGAGCAAAGATTTATGCGATGAAGATTCTAATATAACAGATAATGGAGTTAGTTCTATTATTACCGCTGGTACTGGTACTTTTTATACAGTATATAATACTGAAGATGTATTGGATTCATCTAATAATCCAACAGGAGCTAAGAGATTTGTATCTTATGCAGATATCTCTATTCCTATCCCATATAGTAAATTAACCACGCTTATATACGTCAAGTACAGTTATAATAATTTTTCGATAGTGAAAAGATCACTTATTGTATTTGATAGTCCATTACAATTAGAGGTATCTCCAAGAACACCTATGGCAAATGGCGTAGATGCCGCTGAACAGTTCGCTATTTCATATTTATTAGATCCAGATTATCCAGAAGATGTAACCAAAAGAACTTACATAGAGTCTGGTAATGTGAAATGGCAGTTGACTCCTACGCAATCTAATACTACCTATAAATCAATATATTATAGCGGTGATGTTGTCGTTGATCAGCCATCGAGCGATAATTCTGTGTATTCTGAATTAGGAACTGGCGGTGTGACAAGAAATGTTTATATAGGTCCAGTATCTGACATATCCATTATCAGTCATGATAGTAATAATCAACCAGTTTTTGAAAAACATACATTGCAAGTAAGTTGTAATTATAGTGGCTATGTAGAACTTGTATCTTATGAAATGGAGTTTTTGCCATTTAATTATGATAGAGATGCTTCTGCCGGATCGTATTTATTGATGGAATTTAACGATTATAAAGAAACTTTTTGGACAGATGGCAGAAATTATGCGAAGGCAATTATAAGCCATGACCCATCTACATCAACAACTAAATATTCTAATTCTTTTAGAAATTGTTTGAACTCCAATAATAAAGATCTTGTTGTGTTGTCACCAGGGCAATCTGTATTTATTAATACGACAGATCCTAATTTGCAAATTATATGGGGCGATGTTATAGAGTATGTTGATCCATATACTGGCGAATGGCTTTTGGACACCACTGATGCTGATATCGGTTATGGATCTGCATTTATATATTTATCTGATGGGAATCAAACGTTAATATTTTTCAGGAAAAATTCTGTTACAAATAATTATGCTACATCTTTTGAGAGACCAACAGATAATTTGTGTGAAGATTATATTGGAATAGTTTCCAGCGTTTTATATTATGAACAAATTACAGTAATCGCATCTGCTGTTGTGTTGCATGAAGGGGACGATGGAACTTCTATTATATCATTGGCTGGGGGCGGTTCTATACAAAGTGGTATTCTCCCAACAGTATTGGTCCCACAAGAACCATTAAGAATTCATATAATGGATAGAAGGGCTGGCGGATCGTCTATAGGAGCATTTATTGTTGATGGATCGACGATAAATCAGATCTTATTAGATGTATCATTTTCTGGGCGTACAGTTCCAGATGGTACAGTTATATCAGCTACCATCGTAAATAATAATGAAAATCAAATAACGCTTGTGGAGAATACTACGACGACACTTACTTATGTTGAACCAGATTTTGATCCTTCTGCTCGTAGTTATGTGACTATCAGTTTAAGACCAATTATGACAGGGAAAACATTTGATGCAAAATTATATTTGTCTGCTACATATGATATTTTAGGATCTGTCAGCAGAACTATAACTATATGCATGGATATATCATCTGATGCTGAGGATTCTATATCAGATACTACGGTTGGAACGATACGTAGTATATTTAGTGATGCATTTGAATATAGAGATATATCTGGTGGAGTTCCCGCTAATTGGACTTCGTTGGCACATCTCAATCATCCACGAGGACATATGTGTGTTGAGGGCGTTGGGGCTACTGTATATGCCATTGGTGGTATTGATAGTTCTGAAGTTTCATCTATCGTCGAAAGATATGGATTCGGGGCCGGAACATGGTCTAGTCGAACTTCTATGCCAACTTCGAGGATGATGGCAATGTCTGTTCATGATGGATCTAATTATATTTATGTTTTTGGAGGAATAACTTATGATAGGTCATCTGGCGGAAGATTATATGTTTCAAAAGCATTAGAAAGATATGATTATGTTGCAGATACCTGGGAAACATTGTCTGATATGCCAGATGTCGATTTGGGTGGACCTGATGATGTAGAATATGGTGTGGCATGTGGAACTGCTCAATATATTGATGGTAAAATCTATGTATTTTCTGGCATAAGGGAGATAACCGATGACGGTATAGCTGTTGATTATAATGACAGAATTTTATCATATGATGTTGCTACTGATACGTGGTCATATTCCGATCCAATTACTACATCTGAACTGGATAATTATGAAAGAGGATTTCCCGTATCATTTGTAGAGGGAACGGATATTTTTGTATTGAGCGGTTCTTATCGTGATTTAGATTCATATGAATTTATCACTGATGCTTATTCTTATAATATCGTTACAGAAATTTTAGACCAGGCTGAAAATAAATTTGATTCGATGCCAGAATTAAGAGAAAAAGCGGCAATGGTTTCAAGTGGTAATGTACACTATATTGTTGGTGGGGTCAATGATACATCTAATAATCTTAAAAGAGGCGAGAGCTTTACTAGGGTGGGGGCTCCTGATCCAGAGTATCAAAGAGCAACATTAACAAATATGATAATGGGACGTAATGGAATTGGTCTTGCCGTTGTGAATCATGCTGGAAATACATATTTATGCAATGTGGGTGGATTAGAGAGTGGAAAAGGTAATCGTTTTTTAAATATCGCAACAAATATATATGAAAATAGCATGCTTTTGAGCAGAAACCAAGGAATAGATATCAGGATAACCGCTAAAGATCACAATGATGAATACCCAAATAATGATATTAATGCTGGAATTATGGGGTATCTGCAATTTTCTACAGCACAAAGTGGATTAGAGCATTTGATACCAGATTCTTTACTAAAACACAGAGTAGTTATTGCTCCCGTGAGCGTTGTTTTGGATGATGGAATCGGATTTGCGAGATTATATCCTAGATATGATGATTATATATCAGAATTATTGGATTCTGTTTTAATACAACAGGGTAGCAGCGCACTTAGATATAAAATAATTTTGCAGGTTATAATAAATGATGAAAATTTCTATGGTCAAACATTTGTTCATACAGTTGATTCTATTATAGACTTTGAACCACTAATCGATATAGAATGCGTTTCATGTTCTTCTAATTTGGAAATTGATTCTTTGCAATATAATAATACAATTGGGTTTGATTTATTGACAGATAAAATGAGTCAAGGAAATGTTGCTATCGTAAATTGCTACAATGACTATCCATGGATTCCATACGTCGAAAATCTGACACCTTCTGGTTTTGTATCTGCATCTAGTGTTTTAGATACTATAGATGGTATAGATGGAGATACGCCGATAGGTGGATCACCATTTTATGATTGTCTGGTTGAAAATGCTAATTTTTTGAGAGAAGAATCTCCATCTGGAACGAATTTTGCATTATATAAAATTATATACGCTTTTGTTGATAATGAACCGAATTGTTCTATCTCATCATTAGATAATGCTATTATGGAAGTAAATGGAATTAAAGAATATCAACAAGTGCCCGTTATGATTGCAAATTTTTCGTTAGATGATCATCCAGATGAAGAATCTTTGTATAGAAGAACAGATTTTTCTGATTATAATATTTTATCTTCTATGACAGAAGGGCAAGCAATAACGATAGCATCAACAGATGTTATTAATGATATAGTATTAATGCTTACAGGAGAGGGAATAGGCTCATTCGGATATGGCAGAACAGATTTTGAATATGATTTTGGAAGCATCGTGACAGTAAGAACAATCTCTGTCGATTATCATTTATTTGCTAATACTAATGGTCGATGGAGGATCTCGGCTAGTGACGATGGATACAATTATTCTGATTATAGTATTTATTTTCAGCCCAATGAAGATGCAACTTTTGATTCTGTTATTTGTCGTTATTTAAAATTTGATTTGGAATTATATAGCGGTTTAAGTGCATCTAATGAAGAACCATATGAAAATATTCCGACTGGTGGTATTCCTCTGATCACGGATATAAATATTTATTATGCCCCTCGAAAAATTGATTATATTTTTATAAATCCTGTCTATAATGGAGATGAAGTGGATCAGGTGGTTATCGCTATTAATTCAAATAGTACACATTTGGATAACAAGTTAATAAATAGTGGAATAGCAACTGGTCAATGGACGCATCATTGGGAGGATTTCCATAACGATGCTCAGCCACCTATTGAAGAGAGCGGAAAATCAGTAATCCCAAGAAGAAGAGGAATCGTAGAGGAACAAAGAATAGAACCATTAATAAGTGTTGATGGTTATGTATTTGAAGCAACAAATGGACCATGGGGATCTGAATCAACTGTTTTAGTTACAAATATTCCAGAAGGACTATCAACCGTATCTGTTGTTAATTCTTCGATATACACAGTTGTTCCACGGGAAGGGCTGATTATATTTAGGGAAAATAGAAATAGATCTGGTCAGCATTTTATAAATATTTATAATCAAGATTCATTTAGAATCTCTGCACAAATTACAAATAACGATGATGATAATACTGAAATATATGGCATTGCACACATGTACAATGAGCCGGAATAAAAAATAGGATTAAGTTTTCTGCATCATACCATAAAAATGAATAATCCAATTGTAAAAATATATGACTGTAAATGTTTTGTTGATTTGATAATATTATCGCATAATACATTAGATACGACAAAATCATTTTTAGATTTTCTTCACAAGAACACAGATTTTGAAAAAGTGCATGTTCTAATGATTGATAATGGTTCTTCGGATAACACGCAATCTTTTTTGCAAGATTTTATTAATAAATTTTCTAATTTTTCTCTTATTTTAAATAACAAAAATCTCGGTGTTATCGGTGGGAGAAATCAAGGATATCATTTTTGTAAAAAACACAGAACAGATGTAAGTAAATATATTATGCATCTAGATAATGATCAATTCGTACAAAGAGGATGGCTTGAGCAGCATATTTGTTTTTTAGAGTCCGGAGGTTATGATTTAGTCGGGGTAGAAGCATGGCAAATGAATTCTAGATTTTTGCCGGTTAGAAAAATAACAAATAAAAAAGAACATTTTACGTATGTCGGTTGCGGCGGTATGCTTATAAAAAATAAAGTAGTCGATGATATCGGGATGTTTGATGAAGTTTTTAACCCATCATATTTTGAAGATCCTGATTTTAATTTAAGAGCAAATATTGCTGGTTACAAAATAGGCTGGAATGCCGATGCAAAGATAGTGCACATCCCGCATCAGACATTGGGAAAATTGGATAATGATGAAAAAACTCGTAGATTTGTCAATAGCTTGATGAAATTTCGCGAGAAATGGAAGGGACAAACTTTGCATAGATTGTGGTATAAGGAGACATAATAATGAGTTTTTTAACACTTTTAGCTGCATTTTTTTGTTTGATTGGAATATTGTATTGTTTTTATTTATTATGGCGTGGTGCATTGTGGTTATTAGATATACTTTGGGAATATTCTATAAGGCACCATCGAATGAAGAAAGAACTATTAGAATATCGTTCTACATATGGAAATATATATCCAAAATGTATGACTGACGAATATTTAAAAGATAAAAAGCAAAAATGAAACTTGTTGTATGTGCGAATCATAGTTGGCCGCATTGTGGGGGCACAGAGCGTGTAATACAGCAAATTGCTGAAGCAATGGTTAATAGAGGCATGGAAAGTCATATTTTAAGTAGAAGTTTAAATTCTCAAATAGAAAAAAATGGTGTTGTTTTAAGCGGTTGTGGTCCTGGTCCATCGCATTTTCTACAAAAAATATCTATTATAGATCCTGATGTATTACTAATATACAGCGATTATTTTAAATTCTGGCCAACTGTATTAAATGAGGTTGATAAATTCGATTTTAAAACAATTTTAGTACCGGTAGGTATGAATTCGACTATATCTGATCAGGCATTATTAAATAAATTTCTTTCTAAGAAAGATAAAATTGATATAATTACTCATTCAAATAATTATCAAGATTATAAGTTGTGTAAAAAACATAATATTCCAGTTGTTATTATACCCAATGGTGTTGATCTAAATGAATTTGACGAAGACAATTATGATGCCGAATATTTTAGAAAAAAATATGGAATAACTTCAAAATATATCATACTTTGTGTGTCTAATTTCTTTCCAGGAAAAGGACAAGAATTTATGATTGAAATTTTGAATAGAATTAAAAGTGAGATAGAAGATTTTGTGGCTGTTTTTGTATGCTCATCTGTTAATTATCGTTTCGCTCATTTTCTGATGAAAAAATTTAAAGCAGATATTAAAAGAAGCAATCTTCCTTATAAAATTCTTATTGATATATCGAGAGAAGACGTAATACAGGCTTTTTACGCTGCTGATGTATTTGCATTTCCATCACAAAAAGAAGTAGCGCCACTTGTTCTATTGGAAACGATGGCTGCCAAGACACCTTGGGTGTCATTACCTGTTGGTAATGCGAGTGTTCTTAAGGGGGGTATCATAATAGATTCTTGTTCTAAAGATCAGCGTGGAAATTATTGTTTTAATAGTAAAACATATGAAGATTTTGCAAGCGGATTAATGATGTTATTGTTAGATAACGATAAGAATATTCAATTATCTGATGATGGATATGAAATGATTGAAAATAAACTTAATTGGAGTATTATAGCAGAAAAATATTATGAATTATTTACGAAGTAAACCATTAGTTTCAGTTATTACCCCTGTATATAATTGTCAGAAATATATTAAAGAGTCCATAGAATCAATATTAAATCAGACGTTCAAGGATTTTGAATTTATTATCGTTAACGATGGAAGTACAGACAATACGTGGAATATAGTCAAAAATTTTAATGATAGTAGGATTATTTTAATAGATAACGATGAAAATAAAAGAATTCCTTTTAGAAGGAACCAGGCTATAGATTCTGCATGTGGAGAATTAATTGCGATACATGATGGTGATGATATTAGTATTAAAAATAGATTACAATTGCAAATAAATTATCTTAAAGACAGAAAAGATGTATTTTGTATTGGAGGATATGCAATTAAAATAAATAAAGACGGGCATGAAAAGGGGCAGATGGATTATCCACCCCTCGAACATAACGCGATTGTAAAAAAAATTAAATGCGGACCAACGAATCCTATCATAGATCCGACTACAATGTTTAGGAGGAAGGATTTTATTGAATTGGGAGGTTATTCTCTTGATAAAGCAATATATCTGGTTCCAGATCTTGATTTGTGGGTCAGAGCTATATTGTCTAAAAAAACATTAATGAATATGCCGATTCCATTAATTAAATATAGAATGAATCCTGACGGCGTAACAGAAAGAAATAAGATTCCCATGATTAGGGCTCATATGCGTATCGTTTTGAGTTTTTTGAGGGAATTAAGGGTTAAGGCAAGTGGGAGGCGAAATGTCTGAAAACGAAAAAGATAATAGTAAATTTGAAGATCGTACTGGAAAGAGGTGGACGACAGACGAGGAAGCTTTATTGTTTGATTTGCGATCTTGGCATAATTTACCTTTTAGGGTTATTGCTTTAAGGTTATGCCGCAATCAAAGTTCTTGTGAAAAGAAGTATAGATCTACTAATTGGACATTAAAATCATTTTATGATCCATCGAAATGCAGATTAAAGGAAAATTTTAAGCGAGCTTTGGGTGAACATATTGCGGAACTTAATGATGCAAAGATTAAATCGAAAATTTTAGCCAATGAGGTACTTGCTGATAGATTAGTGGAAACAGTAAAAGCGTTACCAAAAGTTAATAAAAAAGTATTCATTCCTTCTAAAAAACGAATGAGACAAAAACATCTTCCAGAAGATGTAGGTTTAGCATTTAGCGATACTCATATTGGTCATCATCACACTTTTGAAGAAACTGGTGGGATATCAGAATATAATTTTGATATTTTTAAAAAGAGAATTGAATTTATAAAAAAGGCGATGGCTGATATAGTAGAATTGCATTCTAAGTTATATGAACTACCAAATTTGCATATATTTTGTCCCGGTGATATTGTGGCTGGTATGAATGCTGCTGGCCAATGGTCTGCAACATATATTAACATGCCAGTTTTAGATCAGGCAGTTGCTGGTGCTGATGCTATTGCTGATATGATTTATTATTGGCTTGGGCTTTTTAAAGATATTTATTTTTATGGTGTTATGGGAAATCACGGAAGATGTGCGAATAAAGGGATTGAAAAAGAATATGTAAATTGGGATTATTTGTCATATAAATTCCTTGAAGCGAGATTAAAAGACAATCCACGAGTTCATTTTAATATACCAAAAGCGTGGTGGATTCTAACAGAAATAAGAAATCATAAATTTCTTGTGATGCATGGTGATGATATGAGGGGTGGTACTAAAGCAATTGAACCGGCCACAGAAAGGATGGCAAGCATTATTGGGAAAATTCCAGATTATACGATTGCAGGTCATTTTCATAATGCTTGTGATTTTTCGACTAATTTTGGCAGAGTTATTATAAATGGTTCATTCTTGGGGAGTGATGTTTTTTCATTGAAAACACTGAGAAAAGCTTCTAGGCCAGAACAAAAATTATTTGGTATTCATGATAGGAGAGGGATTACGTGGACATATAATCTTGATTTATCAATAGCAAGATAATATATCAAGGATTTTTTGATGGCATATTGAATATTCAGTTGTGGAGATAGATAATGGATAAATTAGATTTTCCTCAATGGTTTTATGAGGCCCTTCCTATGTTGGAGTGTCCTGGCCCAGAATGCGGAAAACCACTAGAAAAAAGGTATATTTTAGCAGAGGGTATTAGAAAAAGCATGGTTCATAAGAAAAGTACGGCTTTTTTCATAGAATATAAATGCCCTTATTGTCATAATGTTGTGACGTTAGAATTATTGAAAATGACATTGAGAGATTTTGTTATGGAAATGATGACTTTATTTGCCAGCAAAGAGGATGATTCAGAAGATGAAGTCAATGATTGTAGTGATAAAAGTAAGTCTTGTATCAAAAAAAATAAAGCTCCTAAATCTTCAAAAATATCTGATACGGAGATTAGTGAGATTAGTAAAGTAATAAAAACTTGCAAAAGTCATTATGATTTTTTGAAAAGCATAGGTCTAACAGATGATAATATCGCTGAAATAGAAAAAGATGGTAAAAAAAAAGATATGATTTTAGATAGGAAGAAAAAAAATAAAAATACTAGAACTGGAAATAATTAATGTTTAAAGTCAGCGATTTTAAATTAGTTGTGGCGTTTATAAAAAAAGCATGCTGCATAAAAAATTCTATATTCGTTGATCTTCCTGTATTTTTTGAGGAAGAAGGAGGAATATCTACATATCATAATGGTGGGTTATATATAGGTAAACCAAAAATTCTTGGTGATACACTTTCGAGAGTTTTAATAGCTTATTTTAAATATTTTGAAAAGATTACTGGTAAAAGATTGTTTGAAGATAAGGATTCTTATGATACATTGTTTCTTCATGTAATCAATTTTTTTAGATTTTTGTGTTTCTCTCAAAATTCGTTTTTGGAAGCGAAAGCTGACGAACCTATTGCAATGAGATTGTATCAAAAACCATTGGTATGGCTTTTGATGAAGGATATTATCGTACCTGCATATAGTTTAAAATCTTTTGATAACATAAAAATCATAGAAGCATCGTCTCCTTTTGTCGATGTTGCATATTATGTTACTAATGATGAATATAAAAAGTATAATCAAGGAAACGAAGAATTAGATGAACCATTTGTGTTTGTTAATAATGATATAGAATATAAACCATATTCAGATGCTCATTTGTTTTTAGAAACGATTAAATCTACAGGGGAAGCAGAACGAGGAGTTATATGTGATATATTGACATCATCTTTAAAGGATAAATTGATCGGTGCTATTGAATTGGAATACAAAACTGATAAGAAAATCAATGATTTTCTTTTATGTTTGATGACTATCTCGGATTATGAGAATAAATCTGAGGAATTAATATATAGTGGAAACATGGAAAAACAGGCACAACATGCTCATAATCCATATATCAATATTTCTGATACATGGTGGTTTTTGGGTTTAATAGAAAAGATGTTGGAGCCTGCAAGGGGACCAGATTGGGATACATATCAAATACTGAATCCATATTTTGAGGGTATATGGAATAATATAGAACAAGAAAGAAAAAAAAGAGGTAGAGAGGGTTTAACTTATGAGGCATTATTACGAATAAAAGATGGGGAAACAGATATTGATGATGTTTATGTTATAGAAAAAGCATTGAAATCTAATAGAGTTTGGTAATAGGAGACACAAAAAAATGGAAGAGCAACAAAATGACAAAATAGAGATGAAAGTAGTTAGAGATTTTTTGTTGAAACAAATTATGCCAAAAGTTCTCGGAGGCATCAGTTTGATTAGAAATGGTAAGGAAATTTATACAGAAAATAGATTGAGAAGTATCTATGACAAATTAGTTGTGTTTATTAGAAAAGAACTTAAATATGATGATAATATTAAAGATTTAAGTAATAATGAAAATAATAACGACAGATAAATTTAAAAAAACTGCTGGTTCTTGGGATGATCAACCTAATTTTTGGAGACCACGGCATCAAAAAAATCAACCAGGATATATATATTATTCTGGTGGCGATGGAAGTCCAGATAATGAAGAAGATGTAGAAAAAAGATTTGAAAAGAAAAAGAAAAAGAAAAAGAAGATAAGGAAAAAGAAGGCAAGATGCTTCAATCAACTCGATTAACCCTTGCGGTTACAAACAATGTTACATATATCGAGGGCAGGATATCTAGTCCTGTTTATCAAGGTTTGAAGAAAGTTTTACGTTATAAACCTCAAGATGCTTTTTTTAGAATGCGCCAATTAGAAGAGAAGAAAAAAGCCATTGAAAGAAAAACTGGTGTAAAGAGTCAATGGACATGGGATGGGTATGAATATGTCATTTGTAGGAATAAAAAGTGGTGTAAATGCGATATAAAAAAAGATGGCATACATTTTCCAACTGGACTTTATAGTAAAGTTATCAAATTCTTTAAAGATAATAAAATACCATATACAACTTCTGATGAACGAAAGCAAGTCAAGAAAAGTATTTCTTTCGGAATGTCAAGGCATTTCGAAATTCGTGATTATCAGATAGATACTGTTAATAAATGTGCTAATCGGGAACGCGGAATAGCAAAAATGGCAACAGGATCTGGCAAAAATGCTGTATCTGCAAGATTGATTAAGGAATTGGGTGTAAGTCCATTTATATTTTATGTTCCTTCTATAGATCTAATGAAACAAACTCAAGATGAATTTTCAAGATTTTTGATTAGGAATGGTGAAAATGCGAAGATAGGAGCTATAGGTGGTGGGGTTTTTGATCCACAGGATATTACTATAATGACGATTCAAACTGCTGTTAGAGCATGTGGAGAAAAATATATTAAGTATGATGCAGAAGATCATAGTAAAGAAGATTTATCACTTGATGATAAGAGAAAAGAAATTTTATCATTTATAATGGGTTCAAAGGGGATAATCGGAGATGAATGTATAACTGGAGATTCTATAGTTTATGTTAAAAATTATGGACATAAAAATATCAGCGAACTAAATAATTTTATTGGGGAGGACATTCTGAGTTTTAATGGTACTAATGTTGTGTGGGAAAAAATAACTTGTTTTATGGATAAAGGGCAGAAGAGTATAATCAGAATAAAAACCAAATCCGGGAAAACTATAAAATGCACGAAAAATCATTTGATAAAAACAGCAAGAGGATGGATTCAAGCAGGACGCATAACAAAGAAAGACAAAATTTTGTCTTTTGCCGATGTGGGTGTGGCAAACAGATTAATGTCAGAGGAAAATGCCCAAGTAAGTACCCAAAATATGTTCTCGGCCATCAAATCAAAAAGCGTAGTAAAGAACAATGGAAAAGAGTGTTTAGACAACTTAACCGAAATGCCCCAGAATGCAAATGTGGATGCGGAAAAAAAGTATCACTTAAGTATAAATCTTTGGAATCTTTTATCAAAAATTGTGGGAATAGAAAATATAGAAAATATATTTATGGACATGATAAAAGACCAAAAGAATGGGATTTGGTTCTTATGCAAAATGAGGAACAGGCCATTTTTGGCACTCTTCTTGGAGATTCTTCGATGTGTTTTCCTAGTGCGAGAAGCCGGAATCCAAGATTATCTTGTACTCATGGATTGGTTCAAAGAAAATGGTCGGAATATAAATCGTTGTTTTTATATAGATTATCTCCGTATTCGAGAATTTATAAAAATGCTGGATATGGAGAAACTAGTATATTTTTTCACACAAGATGTTTGCCGTGTCTTAAAAAAATATATAGAGAGTTTTATATTAACAATAAGAAAAATATTAGTTATGGATTGCTTAACAAGCTTGGTAACGTTGGATTGGCATGGTGGGTGTGCGATGATGGAAGCAATTACAATGGATCACTTAGGTTGCATACAGAGGGATACTCTATTAGAGAAAACGGAATTATCAAAAAATGGTTTAATGATAAATATGGCAACGTGTGTATTAGACGATCTAAGGGAAAGTATTTCTACATCGAATGTAGATCCAAAACCACAAAAGAAATCTTTAAAGTTATTTCAAAATATATCCCAGGATGCATGTCATACAAGATACGATGAAGTTGTTTTAATTGAAGAAATTGGCAGTGATAATGTTTATGATATTACGGTAGATAACACTAATTGTTTTTTTGCTAATGGTTTATTGGTTCATAACTGTCAGCATTGGGCAGCAGAAACCTGTAAAACTATTTCTGATTATTCTGTGTCTGCTCGTTATAAATTTGGATTTAGCGCTACTCCTTGGAGAGATCTCGGGGATGATATCTTAATAGATGCATGTTTTGGAAAAGAAATAGTAAATATTAATGCCTCTTTCTTAATTGATAGGGGATATCTTGTTCCGCCTAATATATATTTCATTAAGATGAAAGTGGGCAAAACCATTGGGTATTCTTATCCAACAATTTATAAAAACAATATAGTCGAAAATGCTGCAAGAAATAATATTGTTTCTGACATAGCGACTAAGATGGCTGATGAGGGTAGGACAATTTTAATTCTTGTTAGGCAAATTTCTCATGGAAAAATATTAAATAAACTCATCGAAGATAGTGTATTTTTGCATGGTGCATGCAGTGGCAAAAAGAGGAAAGCTCATCTTGATCTTATGAGAAAACAAAAAGCCCCAGTTACTATAGCAAGTGTTATTTTTGATGAGGGGATAGATTGTTGTGCATTAGATACATTGATATTAGCTGGTAGCGGTAAGTGTTTAAGTGGTGAATCATTAGTCACAACGTCAAAAGGGTTTATACGTCTTGAAGATATTAAAATTAATGATAATATAAAAAGTTATGATGGATTTAAGGAGAATCGTATAATAAAATGTCATAGCCAAGGTGTTCAGTCTATATTTAAAATAAAACTATCTAATGGGCAGTGTATAAAAGCAACTAAAAATCATAGATTTAGAATATTAAGAAATGGACGTATAAAGTTTTGTAATGTTGATAATCTACAGAATGATGATTGTATGCTTGTTCCTCATAGTTCTATGATGTTTGGAAATGATAGTGACATTTCTGAAATTTTTGATATTCCGTTAAATAATTGTTCGTTAGTTGCAGAATTGCTTGGGTATATCGCATCTGAAGGAAATGTACAAGATAGAGAGACTAGGATATCGAACGTATTTAATGGTGATTGCAAAAATATTGAAAAAATTTCAAAAGCAACAGGTATCCCATTAACTAAAAAAATCAATAAATATAAATTGTCTCCAGACGGTAAAAACAATGGTTGGTATTACTCCTGTTGTTCTAAATATTGGTGTAATATTTTTAGAGATATCGGTATTGCAGCGTTATCTAAAAACATGGATGTGCCTGATATCATATTACGATCATCAATGAATTCACAATGTGCTTTTCTGAGGGCGTTTTTTGATGGCAAATCAAACGTTAATTCTGAGGGAATAGATTTGTGTTTAGCTTCAGAAAAAATGCTAAAAACAATACAAATTATGTTGTTGAATTTCGGTATTTATAGTAGTGTCAGATCTAAAAAAATTCAGGAACCATATAAAGTTTATAGGTTAACAATAACCGGCACTAATAATTTAAATATATTTTATAAATATATAGATTTTAATTCTTTATCTAGAAGAAAAAAGATAAAACCGCTATTGGGTAGGAAACCTAATACAAATTGTCTTCTTATTAAGGGCATAAAAACTATTTGCAAAGATATAAGATCGGCAACTAAAAAAACTTTTTCAACGGATGATCACAAAAAAATGAATGCTGTAAACGCAAAATTAGCACAATCTAGCAAACAAGAGTTTACACAAGAAAGTTTAAAAAAGTTTTTGGAGTATTATAACGACATCAAATCTAGCAAATTCAAATATCTTTCATGTATTTTGAAAATGAACTGTTTTTTCATTCCTATTGTGGATATATCGTATGTTGGGGAAGAAAACACATATGATTTAGAAATGGATTATGTTAATTCTAAGTCTTGCTTATTTACCGCAAATGGTATTATAAATCATAATAGTCAGACACGAGCATTACAGCGTGTCGGAAGGACATTAAGACCATATACATATTTTGATAAAACCAAAAAAGAATATTCTATTGTTATCGATTTTGAAGATCATTATAAATATATGTTGTCTCATAGCAGGAAAAGAAAAAAAATATATTCCACAGAAGAAAGATTTAATGTGTCGTACTTAGATATATAAAGAAAGATAATATGACTGAAATTTCTGACAGATTGAATCCGATATTAAATGGCATTTTAGAAGAAAAGCCGAATTTAGATTCGATTGTGAATTGCATAATGGAAGTCGTAAACGCTCTAAATAAAAAGATATCCACTTATACTAATAACAATCTTACTTTTTATTATAATACTAGCAATTTAGAAATAACGATTGTGGCTCATATAAAATCTATGAATTATTCTGTAAAATTATTATCTTTCTCGTTGGATGCTAACGAAGGTTATCCAGTTATAGTTAAATCTGATTTCGTGTCATACTCAAAAAGAGCATTCGATGAATTTTCTTTACATAACATCATAACGGATGTTTTTAATAATAATTGTATGCGTGTTTCATTTCGTTCCATGATTAATTTTGCAAAGAAAGAATAAAATTTAATGACAAAGAAACAAAAAATAGAAGAATTGTTGATTGAAGCTGTGAAAAATAATAATAGCAATTTAAGTGATGTCATTTCTGAAAATTCTCATGCTGTTAAAACATCTCAAATTGACGACGGGTGCAATGCAAAAGTGGTTAACTTTAATAGAGAAAAAAGAAAATATAATTTAAGAGTTAATGTTTTAGAATGGACAAATAGAGATTTTGCCATATACATGAAAATTAAGTATAAGGAAAAATATAAAGAAGACTGGCAATTAAACGTTATTAATATTACATTATATTTTGATAAAATAAAAGATGAGGTATTAAAGATCTATGGTCATTGCGATAATGTCATAATGAGGGATTATATCAATTTCTTTTTTAGTAGATGGTCTAATTATTTTAAGAATAAGAGTAAAGATAAAATACTATATAAAAAAGCATTTAAAAATCACGAACCACTAAAAGATTTTGTAAATTGTCATGATTATAAAGCTAGTATCCAGAAAATACTTAAGAAAGATAAAAAAGATAATAGCCAAAAAGAAATTAATGACGAGATGATGGAAAAGTCATATCTGTTGGGGGATTCTAATTTTATATTAGAATATGGTTTAATTCTGACTGTTAATTGGCTTATTGTAAAACGAGCATATGATATCAAAAAGGCGGTTAATTATGTTGCTAATGCTTTTTATAAATTGCATAAAAAACATATTTCTCAATATGCTCTAAACAATACTAAAAAATATGAGCCATATCCTGATTGGTTTTTATTCAAAAAATATAATATCATTCTTCAGGTATTGAATGAAAAGGTGAAAAGCAATATGTCTCTTTCGATAAATTTTGTTAAAGACATAAAAAAATTTAATTTTTTAAGGAGGTCTATATAGAATCCAATGAATAAGAGTGGCAATATAATTTTGAATGATAGTATTAAGGCTTCTGTGGTGTTATTGATTTCTGAAGATGGAGAGAGCAAGGGAGAAGTCAATATAGATGAAGCTAGAGAGATCGCTTCTCAGAGTGGTTTGGATTTATGGCAAGTGAACCATAAAAGTGTTCCGACTTGTAAATTAATTGATTATGGAAAATTTATGTATAATAAATCAAAGAAACAAAAAAATAATAAGAATGTTAACCAGCATAAACACACTAAAGAGGTTAGAGTTAGTTATAAAATATCCCAACATGATGTAGAGTTTAAACATAAGAATATCCTTAAATTTTTAAAAAAGGGTATTAAGGTAGTATATTCTATGCGTTTGAGCGGTAGAGATAAATTGATGTTGGATACAGCTATTGTTAGATTTAATACTTTACTTGGTGATCTTATGGAATATATAGAACTAAATAATGTGTCTGCAAGTCACAATGATATTATAGTTAATAAGGGCGTAAGAAGATATGTAATTACCACAATATTACACCCAAAAAAATAGGTAAAAAAGCGATGGCAGATAAAATCGATATGACAAGAGAAGATCATCTTAATAAATTAAATAAGATGGCCACGAAGGAATTCCGTGAGGATTTAGATGCTTTATTAAAGACTCGTTCTCCATTAATATATATCACTACAAATGAGGAAAAAAGATTAATAGAATATTTTAGACATCTAGCTTCTGCTATGGGGTATAAAATATATTTATGGGATTGTTTTCTTGGGATTCTTGATATTATAACTGGAGGAAAACCAGATGATAATATAGCAGACGAATCACCTGATAATATAGTAGACCCAAAAGATATTTTGAAAATTATTCATGATAGACGCATAGAGAATAGAAAAAAAGCTAAAGCGATGAAGAATAATAAATCGAAAGGAGAGATTTTTATACTATTAGATTATTATTATTTTTTAGATCCATTAGACTATGATGCTGACACAGAACGAGCTTTTAAGCAAATGGCGAGAACATTATGTCCAACATCCGTGATAATAACTGGACCAAAAATAGGTTTTCCGCCTTCTTTGGAAAGCGAATTTTCCGTATTAGACTTTCCATATCCAAATGATGAAGAAATCGAAGAAGTGCTACAAAATTTAGTAGAATCTGTTTTAAGACAAGCAAAAGATACCAAAAAAGGCATTAATATAGATTTAAAACAAGATAGGGAACAATTGATAAAAGCTGCACATGGGTTGACATTAAGAGAAGCAAAAATGGCGTTTTCAAAATCTGTTGTGCGAGATAAGAAATTAAATGTACAACATGTTTTGGATGAGAAAAAACAGATTATTAGGAAAAAAGGATATTTAGAATATTTTGAACCGAAAATCACTATTGATGATGTTGGTGGATTGGAAAGAATGATAAAGTGGTTTAAAGACAGAAGAATCTCTTTAGATCCTTCTGCAAATAAATATGGTTTAGAGGTTCCAAGAGGTGTCCTATTAGTTGGTATATCTGGGTGTGGAAAAAGTTTTGTTTCAAAGGCTGTCGCGTCTTTATATAATATGCCATTATTGAGATTGGATTTTGGTAGATTATTCGGTAGTCATGTTGGCGAATCAGAAAGATCGGCGCGAGAAGCAATACGTTTGGCTGAGTCGATGGCTCCATCGTTTCTTTGGATAGATGAATTAGAAAAGGCGATATCTGGTATGGGATCTAGTGATAAATCCGATGCTGGTACTACTTCTAGAGTCATAGCCACTTTTCTAACATGGATGCAGGAAAGAGAATTACCAGTATTTTTAATATGTACTGCTAATGATCCAACAAAATTACCACCTGAGCTTATTGGGCGATTTGATGAAACGTTTTTTGTTGACCTTCCAACATATGATGAAAGGAAACAAATTTTGGCTTCTTTGATACGTAGATTAGGGCGTAATCCAAAGAAATATAATTTAAATATATTAGCAGAAAAATCTGAGTACTTTAGCGGTAGAGAACTAGAAAAAGTTATAAAATCATCTATGTTTGTCGCATTCTCTGACAAAAAGAGAGAATTTACGAGCAAAGATATTCTCGACATGATTAAGGATTTTAAGCCTTTGTATCTTATTAAGAAGGAAGAGTTTGAATTGCTTAGAAAATGGGCTGATGGAAGATGTGTCCAAGCAAGTGCCGATAACATTAAGAACAAAGATGATCATATTAATGAAGATGACGAAATGATCTTGGAGTAATATAATGGAAGATATTGTAGATATACGTAAAAAATTCGAAAGTGAAATTGCTAAAAGATCATATGGGGTTAAGAATAAAAGTGATTTAGATGAAAACCAATCTAATATTATTGGAAGAAGTTCAGAAATAAAAGCACTTATACATAAAATTATTCCAGAAAATTGTCGTAATTTAACAATGAAAGATTTCACTGGCAAACATAAAGGTGAAGTATTATTAAGTAACGATTCAGCAAATGAAGTAAAAAAGAAAATAATTGAATATTGTTATGGAAAAGATATTTCATTGGAATTATTTAATTCATTGAGTGGAAAAGATCTAAGTGAAAGAACAATAATGGATAAGAGAAGACGAATAGGCACAAATGTTATTATTTGTTCTGATCAATATACTAATCAAAAAAGTGGGAAAACATTTGTTGCATCTTTAATTATGCGTGAAGCGATTTTAATACTCGGGAGAAGATCTGGATTTCTTACTTGGGAATATGATTGGAAATCTTTTTCTACTATAGAAAATCTTATGCGCGACGGGGATGCTGGACATTCTATATCTTGTGATTGGTTATTAGTTGATGACATTCTCGGTCTTACTAAAACAAAACAAGCAGAATCTTATACAGCGGGGTTAATTGATCCATTTTTCCAATATAGATTAACGGAAGGTTTGCCGACAATACTTGTTTTTAGATTTAATGTTTTGGAAACTATCGCTGTCGAAGAAAAATTTGGAGTTGCAATTGGCAAAATGGTTAACGATCCAAAAGCAATGGTTATTTCTTTATAGGTTATTAATATGAACAATAATGAAGATAGAATAAATACTGAAAGATCGTTTATAAGTATTTTATTACAACACAAAGATTTGGTGGGAGATTGGATTTCTAGTAACCTTAAACCATTTCATTTTCGCAAAGACCATAAACCAATTTTATTAGCAATAGAGAAATCATTTCAAAAAGGCGAACTATTGACCAAAGAAGCATTTTTTAATTTTGCAAGACAGATATCGACGGATGAGGCTAGTTTAAATGCCCAAATATTTTTGTTCGATAGATTAACGATCTTAGATATTTCTAGAGACAACTTTAGTTTATTAAAAGATGAAATAATGGAGTTTTATGTTTCTGAACATTCTATAGAATATATAGAAAGTTTTAGAAAAGATAAAAATAAACTAGGAAGCGTTCAAGCTGCTAGAGATTTATCCAAAAAAATGAATAATCTGGTTCAGGATTCAAGAGAAAAAGCAGTTGTATCATATGAATCAGTTAGTTCTTATGCCCCGAAATTTTTATCAATGATGGAAGAAAAACGGCTTGGCAATAAAGAATTAGAAAATATTACATGTGGAATAGCAGACATAGATTATACAATGGTTGTGGGATTTGCTCCTGGTTCTTTGACTCTTTTTTGTGCTGATGTATCTAATTATAAAACCACAATGATGCTTAATATCGCAAATAACGTATGGAACAACGGAAAATATTCTACATTGTTGGTTCCTCTAGAAATGCCAAGAGAAAAAATGTACCAAAAATTAATGGCATTAAGAACAGGCGTTCCATTTGATAGAATTGAAAAACCTAAACTCTTGACTAAAAAAGAAATAGAACTGATTAAAAATCAAACTAAATTTTTAGAAGGACAAAGAGGTAACACGTTTTATATTCTGGATACATATGAGCGTATTCCAGTTTCTTTTATATATAGAGAGATAGAAAAACACATCGATGTTTTTAAACCCATATTAGTTGTCGTGGATTATATAGGCACTTTAATAGCAGAAGAATCAGATAAGTCGAAGAGAGATGATATACAGATAGGTAATATGTTAAAAGATCTTAGGATAATGGGAAGGCCAGGCGCCTTGCATGAAAATGGATTTGCTGTTGTTTCTGGTGCACAAATAGGAAGAGATGCACTAAAACGGATACGAAAAATGGGATCTAAGAAAGTTTCTTTCTATTCTGAAGATATTAGATCTTCTCATGAATATTCTGCCGATGCTGATAATATTTATGTGCAAATGATTGACGAAAGGCAGCCAGATAGTAGATTGAAGCTATTCGTTATTAAGACTAGATATGGGAAAAAAGCATTTAAGGATCGTTCATTGCAAGCAATTCTTGAAATTAAACCAGAAATAGGATTGATAAGGAGTGCTGAAGATAGTTGGGTTGAGAGTAATTCCGAAGAAATTATGAAGAATGTAAATGATCCGAATATAAATATTGATGATCAATTGATATTTGATAGTAAAGCAGAAGAATTACCAGTAAATGATCCAGATGTTATCTTGGGATGCACTGGAGCAAATATCATAAACGATGACAATTTAAGTATTGAAGATATAGATATAAAAGATCATGATTAAATATGCATTAATAGATGAAATACGAAAAAGGAATAAGATATCTGAGTATTTTATTTCTAAAGGTATAAATGATATATCCAGAACATCTAGTAGGATTAAGTATAAATGTCCATTGCACCAGGAGAAAAAACCATCATTTATGTTGTATATTGATGGCGAATATGAAAACTATTTTTGTTGGGGATGTAAACAGGCTGGCGATATTATATCTATATATTCTAAACTTGAGGGGATATCGTATAAAGAAACTATAAGGATTCTTGGGAAAGAAATAAATATCACAGATGAGCAAGAATTAGATTTAGTTATTCAAAAAATTAAATTCGATATGGAAAATCCGATATCGAAAAAAAAGGCAGAACAAGAGTTAGAACAATTATCACTGAAATTTTCTATTTTGGGTTATACGGTACTCGAAGAATCGAAATATGATAACGACGCTTTTTTGTTTTTGGAAAAAGTATATAGAAAGATAGATGATTTTATATGGAAAGAAGATTTCACTTCTTTGGAAGAAGTTTATAATATGGTTCTTAAGGAAAAATTATTTAATAAGAAGATTAAAGAATTTCAAGATAAGATTAGGGAAAGAGAAAAAGAAGAAATATCAAAAAGAGATATTAATGAACAACTTGGATTGAATATTTAATATGCATAATGAAATTATTTGTTCTGATGTTTTAGATGGTCTTGCGAAAGTTAAGGATGATTCTGTACATCTTACATTTACTAGTCCTCCATATAATGCGCATGTCAATTATTTATCTCACGATGATAATTTACCATTTGATGAGTATGTTATATGGTTGAAAAATACTTTTGGCGAAGTATATAGAACAACTGTCTCTGGTGGCAGGTGCGCGATTAATATCGATGCGGTAAAAAATAGAGATGATAGCGTGGAATATAGAAGAGCTATTTATGCTCATGTATATAATTTTATGACGGATATAGGGTGGTTTTTTCGTGATGAGATTTGTTGGTATAAACAAAATATCGCTGGTAATAAGACATGCTGGGGATCATATCTTAGTAGTTCTAGCCCATTTATTAGAAGAAATCATGAGTACATATTAATTTTTTCCAAAGATAAATTACGATTAGATGGTGACTTAGAAAAATCAGATATGACTGCTGCTGAATTTGTACAATATACTATAAGTACATGGCATATCATGCCAGATACAAGAAAGCTGGCTAATCATCCAGCAATGTTTCCAGAGGAATTGGCAAAGAGGATTATTAAATTATATTCATATCGTGGTAATGTCGTGTTAGACCCATTTTGTGGCACTGGTACTGTTCCTTATATGGCGAAGCTCCTTTGTAGAAATTATATAGGAATTGATAATTGTAAGAAATATTGTGATCATGCAATTGAAAGATTACAGAATTTAGATACACTGTTTGATGATGATGATTATATTCCTAGATCTAAAAGGTTAAAAGCGAATAAAAAAAATAAAAAAATTCATATGGATTTATTTGATTTAAATGGATAAAATGATAGATTATAATTTGGAGTTTAGTGATAGAACAATAATTGAGGCTAATGGCGATTTCAATTCTGTAAAAGATATTATGGAAAAAGAAACTTTTGCAAATACTTGGATGATAAGAAGCAATTTGCATATGATTACAATAATGCACAAGAAAATATTTGAAGCTTTTTTTGTATTGCATTTTTATCATAATGGGAATATATACATAATAGAATACAAATCAACTAGCGGTAATTTGCTTTATAATCCCGATATAAGAGGATTAGCAGAATGGGCAAAAAATAATGGTTGGATTGCATTAATACCTCATGTGGATGTAATCAGAACTGCAGTGGAATTTTGGAAACATTTTTGGGATGCCAATTTAATAGAATCAGATTATTTTGAAAAACATTTTAGTGAAAGAGAAAAATTATAATACGATATGTCCTAAATGTAAACATGTTTTTACTGGGTATAAAAATGTATTCGGGAAGATATGTATATATTGTAAAACATATATATCGCCAATAGTAGAACATGAGATGCCTGTTATTTCCGATAATAAGAAGAAGGAAAGAGAATTATTGAAACGATTATATGAATATTTGCATAGAAAAATGAATGAGGAGAAATAATATGCCTATTAAAACTAATGATGCTATTGTAAGTGTAGATTTTACATATGAAGATGATTTGAACGGAACTTCATTCCATATTAAATTTCATAGTGTTGAACCGTTTGGTAAAGCTTTATCTGTAAGTGGACCAGTGGGATCGTTTTCAATTGGAGATGAGGTGTTTTTATCATTGCCACTATCTTTAATATCTGAATCTCTTGCTTTTTTGCAAAAAGCTAATTATTTGAATAATGTAATACAAGATCGAAGCAGCGCTGGAGTGGTTGTAAAAAGTGGTAATAGCGTTGATCCTCCTACTACTGGCTTGTCAGATACATTTATTACTAGTCCAGCTAGAAAACCTGTATCTCCTCTTCCGGTTCCGATGATAAATGGTACTATACCAATAAATATTCACCAAGCAAGTGGAGAAAAAGCAGAGCAATTATCGCCAAAAGAAGAAGATTATGATGAAGCATTAGCAACTGCAAGACCGATTCATAGTCTTTCTGGCGTGGTTCAGGATGAAGAAGCACAAGAAGAGGTAAAAGAAGAAACCGACAATGAGCGTATAGAAAAAAAAGATGAGGCAGAAGAGATGCGGCTTGAACGAGAAAAAGCCTCTAAAAGAGCGACAAAATCTGCGAAAACCAGAAAGAGAGTAAAAAAAACTAAAAAAAAGTATATCGGTAAACAATTACAAGAAAAAGCAGAGCAACAATCAGAAGAAGATTATGATAAATTTGAACAAGTGTAATAAATATGAATTATTCTTGTGAATTAGTTGATTTGAATAAAATGCTTATTGGTCCAATTGGACGGATGAAACCTCTGTGTGATTCGTGTTGTACTAGAGATTGTACTAATCTGATTGAATCTATATTGATTAGCGAAGTCGGCGTATTCAAGAAGCACCGTCTTTATAAAACACAAGCTGGTGTTAAAGCTGTTATTGAGTGTAAGGGGTATATGCCAGATGGTCAAAGCAAACAAAACAAGCAGAGTGAGGATAAGGCGTAGTCTCAGTTTAAAACGAAGAAAATCTATTGAATTTTTGATGAAAAATTTTAATTTTATAAAATCACACGAGAAAACTAAAGAGATAAAATATCCGGCATATCAAGAATCTTTCGATTATGTAGATTATTTTTTCCCATCAGCGCTAGTAAAAGAAATTAAAATTTATTTGTGTGATCATAAATTACTTTTTGACATAGGACTTGGGAAATCGTTGGGATTTTATAGTCCTATATCTAAAATTATTATTATAGCGAATCCAGATACAATTAAAGAAAAATCTACTACTACATTATTAAGTTCTATCAGAGCAAAAATATCTTTAGATGAGACTATAGTGCATGAATTATTACATTATGCATCGAATATAACCGTAAAAGGATATATCACAAGAAGGGCAGAAGAAGAATTTGCATATGGATATTCTGTGAAATATTTGATTAATAAAGGGCATTCAAAGAAGGATATTATTAACAATAATTTTATGCCATATTTAATAAGCATTGTAAATAGCAAGAAAATCAAAAATAGAATATTGAAGGAAAATGGGTATATTAAAGATGACTTTTTAAGATTTCCTTCTAAAAAAAGAAAAAAAATTCTCAAGGAATTAGAACCACTATTATTTAAAAGTGTTGTTTCTGAAGCAAGGAAAATTGGTAAAAAAATTATTAAGAAATATATTGATAAAAAACCTGAACCGATAGAAGAAAGTAATAGCGATTTTGATCTAATGAATTTACTATAGGTGTACAAATGCCGATTTATTATTATAAACATTTCAAAACTGGCGAAATTTTTGAAGAAATTCGTAAAATAAAAGATAGAGATAAAAAATTTATTGCCCCAGATGGTATAGAATGCAAAAGAATCTTCTATAATCCTAATGAGGAAGCGATTAAAAAAAATGTCAAGAAAAATGTGAGGACTTCTCGTGCTGGGGAAAAATTAGAAGTTTTTCAAGCCGATCCAACATATGTCAAGAAATGTCGTCCTAAAACCATAAAATTTAGAGATGGACATGTTGAAAAATATAATCCCAATAAGCATTGTTAAAGGATATGAAGTATATTAGAGAACAAATTATCAGAACAGTTACTACTAAAAAAGATTTAGTGGACAAAGAAGAGATAAAAGATCTGTTAAAAAGATTATCTAATGCAAGTGTTGACTTTATAATAGAATTTAGAGATAGTAGAACAAAAGCTATATCCATTCATAAACAAGCAAGAATAGCTTATGCCGATGATTCTATTATAAATATCATAAGCAGGCGTAAAAAATCAATGTTTAAAATTAATGGTATAAGACACGAAGATATTTTGTTCATTAAATTGGTTACTGAAAAGCAAAATATTTTATTGGATGATATTCAAGCAGATGATTTTGATTATATAGATTTATCAGATGATGGAAAATAATACTCTTAAATTCAAAAATGAAGATTTTGTACATTTACATGTGCATTCTGATTACAGCCTATTTGATGGTCTTGCATCAATTAATAAACTGGTTATGCAGGCTAGAAAAATGGGATTTACTGCTTTGGCTTTAACAGATCATGGGAATGTCGGTGGATGGGTTAAATTTATTAAAAAATGCAGAGCGACCAAAGACAAAAAAGGTGATCCTATTCCATATTCGACGATAAAACCCATTCTAGGTGTTGAGATGTATTTGGCAAGACATCTTAAAGGCAATAAGGAAAATCAACCAGATGGGAAAAAGGGCAATAGGCATATTACCTTGTTAGCAAAAAACTGGCAAGGATACAAAAATTTATGCACATTACAAAATATATCTTGGACAGATGGTTTTTATTATGAACCAAGGATAGATATAGACGTGTTAAACAAATATTCTGATGGATTGTTTTGTTCTTCAGCATGTTTGTCAAATATTATTAATGTTAATTTAGTTAAAGGTAGATACGAGGAGGCAAAAAAGGCAGCATCTGTCTTTAAAGAAATATTCGGGGATGATTTTGCATTAGAAATTATGTATCATGGATTGTCTAGGCAATATTTAATTATGCCACTTATTTTGAAATTAGGCAGCGAATTGGATATACCAGTTTTTGCATCAAATGATGTACATTATATCACAAAAGATCAAGCACTTTCACAGGAAGTATTGATGTGCATGTCTACTGGCACATGCCTACAAGATCCAAAACATATTCGTCATCCTTATCCGGAATTTTATTTGAAAAGCGCAGAAGAAATGGGAGAATTATTTGGTGATTTTCCTGAAGTAATTTATAACACAGTAGCAATTGCTAACAAAATTGATTCCGATGAAATAGAGAAGAATCTTTTTTCTGGTATGAAATTACCAAAGTTTAATTTGCCAGAAAAATATAATGATCCAATTCTATATCTATCTGATTTAGCAAATGAAGGAATGAAACGCAAAGGGTGGGATAAAAGCAAAGAACATGTTGAGAGGCTGGAAAAAGAAATAAATGATATTCGTGTTGCATGGGAGGTTAATGGATATGATTTTGCAACTTATCTTTTGATAGTAAGAGATTATATAAAATGGGCAAAAGAAAATGATATTCTCGTTGGCCCAGGAAGAGGATCTGGCTATGGAAGTGTATTATTGCATTGTGTGGATATCGCTTATGGACTAGATCCATTAAAATATGGTTTATTGTGGGAAAGATTCCTTGGTTTTGATGATCAGCAATTTATAATACCTAAAGATTTTGGATTTTCACGAACATTCAAAATTGCCAGTGTAAAACTAAGTCATGAAGAAATAAAGAAAAATATATTAACATTTTTAAATACAAAAGATGCTACATTAATTGATATATTTAAAAAAGAATTAGATGAGATGAGCAGCACTTATGGTTTGAATAATAAAAATAATTTAGATCAGTTTTATGGGATCTTTAGTGCATGTACGGAAGGAAATAAATGTGGCGACAAAAATGAAATCAATAGTGCTGTTGCATATCATATTGGCGTAACTAAAAAATCTCCTTCTGGAGAATTTTTGCCTAAGAGAAGATCGTATGCGAGGGCAGGATACCCAGATATAGACACTGATTTTTGTTGTTTCGGTAGAGACAGAGTTATAGATTATACTATAAAAAATTATACAACAGATTACACAGCTAAAATAGGGACATACGGTACGATGCAATTCAAAGCGACTATTCATCGCGTTTCAAAAGCTTTGGATATTGCTGGTTCATTTCATAAAGGTAAAGATGAATACAAAACTGATAATCAAAAAAAGGTGATGGAAATATTATCTTCGATTCCTAAAACTAGAGGAATGTTGTCTGGAACTGATTTCGTTACTGGCGAACAAACAAAAATTAAATCGATAAAAGATGCTTTGCGATGCTTCAAAGAATTTAACTGGTATTTGAATAAGAAATATCCAGTAATAAAAAAACATGCAGAGAATATTGAAGGACTTGTCCAAAATTATACCGTTCATGCTGCTGGCGTGGTTGTGTCTGGTGTACAGTTGGATCATATCGCTCCAGTACGATCTTGTGCTGAAGGAATATCAACGCAATTTTCACACATTGATTTAGAAGAATTGGGAGTGATAAAATTCGACGACTTAGCTCTTAGTACATTGTCCACAATAGATCGCACAGTAAAGTTAATAAAAAAGAATTATTCTATAGAAATCGATATCGAAAATATGCCATTGGATGATGACAAAGTATTTAAACTTTATAGAGATGGAAATTTAACTGGTGTCTTTCAGTGTGAAGAACAAGGCATGCAAGGAACAATGAAAAAAATACGACCAACTGAATTTTATGACATAATGTCAGCAATTGCTCTTTATAGACCTGGACCTATTAAATCAATTCCTCAATATTGTGATAGGAAGCACGGCAAAGAGAAAACTGATTATTTCCACGAATCTATAGAACCATATGTGAAAAAATATTTGAAAAATACACACGGGGTTTTGGTGTTTCAAGAGCAGGTTATGCAAATTTGTAATTCATTGGCTGGCTTTTCCATTACAGATGGATATATAATGATTAAAGCGGTTGGAAAAAAGAAACTCAATTTGTTAAAAACATTTGAAAAAAAGTTTACGAATGGGTTGATAGACAAGGGTGTTCCTGATGGTGTTGCAGATGCATATTGGAATAAATTTATTATCCCATTTGCTGATTACGGTTTTAACTCTAGTCATGCATGCGCCTATGGTTTGCTTTCTTATATAAGTTGTTTCTTAAAAGCATACTATCCAGAAGAATTTATGGCATGTTTATTAAATGTTGAAAACGCTAGAAAAAAACATGATTTGGTTGAAAGATATGAAAAAGCATTGGAAAAATGCAAGATAAGATTATTAAAAAAAGATATAAATTTGTGTGGTAAAGAATATAAAATAGTTCGCAAGAAAAATAAGAAAGATGGGCGTGAATATTCAGAGATGTCTCCAAGTCTTATGGTAAAAGGAATAGGGGAAAATGTTGCAGATGAGATAGAAAAGAATGCTCCATATAAAGATTTGAGAGATTTCGCAGAAAAAACTGATAATATCGTTGGAAAAGATACAGTAGAAATATTATATGAACATGGATTTTTAAAGAAAATACCATTGCAAATTGTAAAAGGCAAGAGGATAAGATTAAACAAAAAAGTTGTATCAGAAATGTTTTTAAGTGTGCGTAGTGATATTAAAAAAACAAGATCAAAAGGATTAGACTCTATGGATCTTTTTGAATAGGAGAAATATTATGATTGTGCTGGAACCAAGAACGGGAGCCATAGCGGTAAATGAATTAGGGATGCTTGGATTAATTACGAGTGATGAACAACAAGAAATCGTTTATGAATGTGGAAATGCAATTGGATATATTGGAATACATTTAACAAACAAAACATCTGAAAATGTGAGCATTGGCGATATATGGAGTTCAAGGAATCCTCGTGTTTTGTTTTATACTCATAATATTGATAATTTGTATGGAACCGTTTCTATGATGATAGCTAGATATTCAGTACAGGCTAGATTTTATGCAGATAAAGACAATTTAGGAGAATCTTATGTTATAGAAAGTGATAATAGTGGTAACGATACGAAATTAGAAATTGGATCAAAGATAAGTATTGTACCAATTTATAAACTTAATAAAGGAGATCATCATGGCTGAAGATAGTGAAGAAAGAACATCGCGTATTAGAAAAAGTATAACAAGAACATATTTCAACAAGTCGATTAAAATCCCAAAATATGAGAGTGTTGAAATAAAGGTCGGTTTTGAAGAAGATGTTTCATGGGCAACTTTAGAAGAAAGGGCAAAGAAATCTGATAATATAACCCGTTTACTCAAAAAAGATTTTCAGCAAACAATTGATGAATTATTTAAGAACTTGAAACTTGTAGATAAAAGCACTGTTGTAGAAAAAGAAGTAGAACAAGAAATCAGTGATAAAAAGGGTGAAACATTAAAAAGTATGGAATTGGATGGTTTAGGTTTGGAAGGAGAATAATTTCATGACAAATTCGGACGAATTTAGAAAGCTTTTCGATGATGTTGGGAAAGAAAACTCTGAAAGTGAAAAGTCGGGAGATCAAATAGACGACTTGTTAACTAATAATCAATCTAAGAAAGATGATGGATTTGAAAAGATGCCTTTTAAAGATAATTTGAAAAAGATGACAGGTAATTTAGAATTGCGTAAAGATGATATAGGTGGTGGGAAGTCATTATATGTCCCAGATAAAAGTGATAAAAAACAACAAAAACGTAGTACATTATCTGATGCTGTGGAGTCCGCAAAAGGACAAGTTTTTGGCGATTATGCTGCAAAAAATATTGATGAAACATTAATGCCAGACCAAGAAAATTCCGATAAGAATGATAGCAATGATGTTCATAGTTTAAATACTGATATTAACGAATCAGAGAAAAAAGCGTCAATGAATTTGCGACAAGAGATTACAACAAATTTAGAGCATTTCAAATGGAATTTTGATAATTCATCTCCTAAACTTAATACTTTTTATGAGGAAAAAGAGAGATTGGTGCATGCTATAACTCAAGATAAAATTATTCCATTTGATGCATGGAAAAAAGAACTAAAAAATGCAAATGGAGAAATATCTGATATCCAATATGATCAAAATATAGTACAGGATAATATGATTATAATCCAACAATGGAGAGATCGAGTACAAGAGATGTTATTGGATATTAATACACAATATGTTCTCTGGAAAAGATTTATTGAATTATTGCGTGGATATTTGGCCCAGGTGGCTTATGAAAAACCTGTTGAAAAATTTAGAGGCGTTATTTATCATCATATGGGCGATGTAGAAATGTATTTTGGAAATTTAGAAGCCATTAGAGAAGATGCAGAAGGCATAATGAATAATTTGAATAGTGTTTTTAATCTTCTTTCAAGGCAATTAACATTAATAATGCATAAAAATGAGATACCAACTAGGTATGATCCACAAATAGTAAAAGAGCATATTGTATATGAAGATGAAGTAGAAAAAGAAAATGAAAAAATACGTATGCAAAAAGGTAAGTTTATGGAAAATTTTGATGGATTGTGTAGCGGACAGGAGAAAGAAGGAGAGAAAGAGAAAAAGGATATGAAACATCCTGATAAGGATTATGGCCCGAAAGTAGTCGGGTGGAATTTAAAGTAAACATTTTAATGGGAGGCATATTATGAGCAGATTAGTAAAATGGAACAATGAAGTAGGAGATAATAGTCAATCAGATAACAGGATTGAATATATGAAATTGGTTCCGAGCGTAAAACATGTGATACGACCTGTTGGTTTTCCGGTTGAATTCTGGAAATTTTTCAATAGGACGGACGATGGTATGCGTATCGCGATTACAGATGACCCACAGATTCTTCAACGTTATGATTTAGAACCATCACGACGTTATGCGATTAACGTTATTGACAGAGCAGATGGTCAGTTAAAAGTATTAGAATTTCCTTATACTATTTATCAATCTCTTTGCAAGTATAAAGAAATGACGAATGAAGATCCAGGCGGAAATAATGGTGCTGATTTTTCTATTTTAAAAACTGGTAGCGGGAAAAAAGGAACTAAATACGAGGTTAAAAAAGTCAAAGAAACAAAATTTACAAGAGAAGAAGCTGCTATGATTAAGGATAAAGGTCTATATAAGTTGCCCGAATTATTTAAAGCTGTTCCTGCAGACAAAATAGAAGGTGTATTGTTCGGAGAAGATGAGGATACTCCTGATCCTGATCTTGAATTGGGTGAGGACAAACAAGATGTTGTAGACGACACAGTAAATGATGAGGATTTGAAATTTTAATATGGAGATTGTAAATGGCTAAGAAAAAAGTTTCAAAAAAAGCACCAATAACGCTAGACAATTTAATGGGTTTTATTAGAAAAGGAGCAAGGGCCCCGACAGATGTTGATAAGATTCCAACTGGATACTTTGAGCTTGATTTCGCTATTAATTTTGGTATATTACCTGGTAATAGGGAAGAATTAGGATTATCACATAAGGTATATGATCCAACAAAACCATTAGGAATTCCATGTGGTAGATTAGTTGAAATTTTTGGCAAAGAAGCTGGTGGCAAATCATATTTATGTTATAGGCTTGTTGGATCTGCTCAAAAAATGGGATTCAAAACAGGATGGATCGATACCGAACAATCATTTTCAGAAGATCTCGCCATTATTAACGGCGTTGATTTAGATCAAGTATATCTGTCTGATTTAAGAAATTTGGAGAATCCAGATAAAGTCTATTGTGCCGAAGATATTATGGATAATATAGTAAATATGATGAAGGCTGGTATCAGACTTATTATCCTTGATTCCACTGCCAATTTAGTACCAAGAGAAGTTATGAATTCTCCTGCTGATAAACAAAATATCGCAAGATTGGCCAGATTATTAAGCCAGAACTTGGGCAAAATTACACAGTGGGCTGGGAATACAGAATCGCTTGTTGTTTTTGTCAACCAAATTAGGGAGAAGGTTGGCGTAATGTTTGGATGTTTCCATTATACCAGCAGAGTACTATTGGCAGATGGTACTACCAAGAAAATAGGAACTATTGTTAATAACAAGATGGATGTTGATGTCATGTCATATAATGTCAAAACGGGAAAAATAGAACCAAAGAAAATTATCGCTTGGCATAATAATGGCAGTTTATCTGATAATGAAAAATTTTTGCAATTTACTGTTCAAAAATATGGTGGGAATGGAGTTACTCAATTTGCTTGTACTAAGAACCATTTAATTTTTGTGCCCGAAGGATATTTCGTCCCTAATGATTACAATATTCCTAATCGTTATAAAGAAGTTAAAGCCGGTTCATTGCAACCAGGAGATAAAATTCTAATATCTCAACCACATTATTTATCTGATATACAGAAACAGATGGTTTATGGTTCTATCCTTGGTGATGGAAGTATCCGCAACGGTCAATATCCTTATTCATGCAGTTATCTCCGTATCGCTCACGGATATAAGCAAAGAGAGTATTGTCAATGGAAACAAGAGATTATGCAACCATATGTATCGTATGTCAAGGATAAACCACATAGATATGGTTTCTCTTGTATGCCGATGTACGAATTAAATAGCTTAAGGTATAAAAATAAATATAAAGATACCGTAAATAATATTATACCAAGAGAGATATCTGAGAAAATTGATGCATTGGGTTTGGCTATATGGTATTTGGATGATGGAACTTTTTCTGGTAATTATAAAGAATGGGGAAACGGAAAATGTATTATATATTCTACAAAATTTGATAATCTCGATATAATGCTTTCAGCGTTTAATAGATTTGATATATTTCCAAAAATTGTAAACAAAGGAATTGCTTTTGATTCAGCAAATACAAAAAAATTTCATTCATTAATTTGCAAATTTGTCCCACCCTGTATGGATTATAAAATACATACTAACTTTCGTGGAAAATATTCTTTTGAAGTAGATGATTTATGTGATCAAAAATGTTATAAAGCTGTCCCGGCAGAAATTATTGATATTTATGAAAAACCACCTACGAGAACAAAGAAAAAATTTGATTTAACAATAGAAGATAATGGTACATATATTGTAGATAGAGCTATAGTTCATAATTCTCCAGAGACAACTCCCGGGGGCAGAGCATTAAAGCACCTATCGTCATTAAGAATAAGAATTACTCCTAGAACTGGCGCTGATGATTGTATTTTTATCGAAGATGATCTAGTAGGAAAAAAACTAATAGGGCGCAATAGTGTTGTTAAATTAGTTAAAAATAGATTCGCAAGACCATTACTTGATGGAGATGGAAAAGCAATTGATATTCATGTTCCTATCTATTATGAACCGTATTTTCCAGATATAGAAGAAACCATTTTCCATACATGCCGTCAACATAAATTAATATCTGTATATAAGGGTGAATTTAAATGGATTGATGCAAAAGGAAAAAAACATGTGGGCGACGGCAAAAATGGCTTTGTTCAAATGGTAAAAGATGAGTCGTTAACAATACCTTTAATAGAAGTACTTATTGAAAAATCAAACGACACTGGCATTCCATTACCACCAGAAATTACGAGATATTATTCTGATAATGCAGAGAAAGAGCATGACAAAAAAGATATACCTGAAAAACGCAAGAAGAGAAGGGGTAGACCTCCAAAAAAGAAAAATCTTGGTGATGATACTGCCATACAAGATGAAGCTGTTGATGTTGATGATGTTGAATTGGTATTAGAGGTTGATGATGAGGAGAAAAAAACTTGAAGAATTAGAGAGAGAGAAGATTCTTAAATTGAGTCAAGAAGAACTTTTTTTAGAAGGTGGCAAAGAGGTATTAGATTATTTAAAAGATGTAAGAAAGTTTGACGACAATATTCTTAAGAAATTCTCTATCGGATATGTCCCAGATGGTGTTAAAAATCGTTTCGGAAATCCTCATGAATTTTCTGGAAGAATGGTCATTCCAATATTCAATCAATATGGAGATCTAGTTGCATATTCTTCTAGGGATTGGAGGAAAGATGCGAAATATCCATTCTGGCATGAAAGTTATCAAAAAAGTCTTTATGTATATGGTCTTTATCTGGCAAAAAGATATATTATAGAAAATAAGAAGGCCATATTAGTCGAAGGAGAATTTGATGTAATGAAACTTCATCAAGTAGGTGTGTTATGTGCTGTTGGAATTTGCGGCAGCGCTCCTCAACTAAGTCAAATTTCATTATTACGAAGATATTGCAAAGAAATATTTTTAGTATTTGATTCCGACACTGCTGGAGAACAAGCTGCTAATAGAATAAAAAAATCTGAAATATTCAAATATTTTCATGTTATCTATGATACGGAAATTATACCAGTTAAACTTCCAGGAAAATTAGATCCAGACGATTTTATTAAGCAATATGGTTGTAAAGATTTTATAGGTATTTTACAAAAGTCAAAAAAAGAATATATGGATAATAAGAAATGATAACAAAAGGACATTATAGGACACCAGAAGATGTTGCGTCTATTTTAGGAACTGTTGATACATATCTACGATGGCGCGAAAGCAACAAAGAAGAAAGAAAATATAAAACATATCATCCTTCTGCATTTGGAAAGGCTCAGCCTCTAGATGCAATTATACAGACGCCGTATGGGCCTAAAAAGATGGGTGATATAAAAGTTGGTGATAAGATTTGCGGAGTAGATGGAGATATAGTTTTTGTTGAAGCAATTTACCATAGGGGCGTATTGCCTATTTATCGTGTAGAGTTTTCAGACGGAGATTATACAGAATGTTCTTTAGACCACTTGTGGGAAGTCAATAGTATATATATGGGTTTTAAGAAATCTAAAGTGCTTCCCTTAAAACAAATTTATGAAAATTATATTTCGAAAAGTGGGCATAGGCACTATCAGGTTAAAGTACCAAAGCCTTTACATATGTATAATCAGTGGTCTAGTTCGATATCCCCATATACTCTTGGTGTATTAATAGGGGATGGGTGTTTTCGTTGTAACGGTCCCATGCTAACAGGTAATGATAAAGACATTATAGATAGAGTATCTATGGAGCTTCCTGATGGAGTGAAGGTCGCATCCAGAAATGATTATATGCAACATTGGTTGTCTGGTATAAATGATGACAGAAAAAATATTATTAAAACTGAGCTTGTGCGCTTAGGTTTATGGGGGATTAAAACTTATGATAGATTTATACCAGATTTGCTCCTTTATTGTGAGGTTGAAGCCAGATGGAATCTTTTAAAAGGTTTGATGGATAGCGACGGAACTGTTTCTAAAAAAGGCCATCCAAGTTTTGCAACTACGTCGTTAGTTCTTTCTGAGCAAGTTGCATGGTTAGTAAAATCATTAGGAGGTTTGGTTAGAACATATAAAAAATTTAGTAAATTTAATAAGAAAAAAAATGGGAGTGTTTGTTATACTTTGCACATTGCTCATTCTGAGCCAGAAAAAATGTTTCATTTGAGTAGAAAAAAAGAACGAGCGATTATTCAAAACGGTCGTAGAGTAAATAGAAACATAAAAAATATAGAAAAGATATGTGATAAGGAATGTCAATGTATAACAGTTTCTGATGAAAATGGTTTATATCTAACAGACGATTGTATCGTAACACACAACTGTTTAAGATTAATGCAATATAGGAAATATGCAGATGCCGGTTATATCAGTTCATCGGAAGAAGAACTTGACAGCAGAATGATAAGATTATTTGAAAAAGGTCATAATATGCAATCTAGATGGGAAAGGTATTTTACAAATATGGGAGTTTTAAGAGGAATTTGGGTTTGTGCTGACCCTTATTGTATCCGACATGATTCTTCTGGCGATTATAAAAGATCATTATCTGGCCCTCCGAGAGAATATGGTAAAGAGGATATTATTGGAGGTTTCAAACCAGATAAGTGTGAATGCGGGTGTAAAAAATTTCATTATAAAGAAATTAGTGTTAAATCGCAAGAATTAAATATATTTGGGCATGCAGATTTTATTCTTGATTTCTCGAAGTTTGATTTTTCTAAATTTGATGAAGTGTTTAAGAGTTTTAATGAGAATAATCTTCCGTCTAGACCAATAGTAGTAGATATGAAAACAATTAATATAAAGGGTTTCGAAAGCTTAATTGATTTCGGTATGCCTCCGAGTTTGGGTTATCAGATACAATTAATAATATATACACATTTATTAGATTGCGAATATGGTTTATTGGTCTATGAATGTAAAAATGATTCTAATATTAAAGCATATAAAATAGAAAGAGACGATAAATCGTGGAAGTTGATTCAAAAACAAGCAAAATTAATGGTTGAAATGTCAGAAATCACTGGCGATGATGGTAAATTATTATGTTTATTGCCACCCCCAAGACCAACCAAAAAAAGCTGCTGGGAATGTAAAAATTGTGCATTCAAGAAGCGTTGTCATAAAAGTGGAATATGGAACAATGCTCAATTAGATAAAAAAAGAAAAGATTTTTATGGTCATCTGTTATAATAGTATTCAAATGAAAGTATTTTTCCGATATAAATGTCGTATTAGTGCAGTATTAGTTTAGAGAAATTCTATTAGAGGAGTTATGTTATGGTTAATGAAAATGAGGGCAGAAAAAAGACTTATGATGGATCGGATGATCAGTCATTATTGTTAGTAAAAGGAGCAAGTGGTTCAAAATCAGAAAATACAACTTATGTTAAAACCTTAGCGACTGCCATTTCAACTGTTTTTCAAAAACATAATGTTGTTAAACTGCGTTGTATAGGTAAAGGCGCTACAGCAAATGCGGTTTACGCACATGCTATAGCTCGCGGAGAAGTAGCCAAACAGGGCGTAGATCTGCGTTGTATGCCAATTTTTCAAACTGTATCGTTTGGAGAAGGAGTTGAAAGAACAGCCATGTTGCTTGAATTGAGAGATTCTGAAGATGCACAGGAACCAGAACGAGAGGAATATGAAAAGGACGGGCCAGATCCTGGAACAATGGATTAAATATAAAATGTCATATATCATAAATTCTAAAAAAATAGCGGATATTATTTCTGGATCTATAGATTCATTGGAATCAGAATATGAAATAGAGGATTTATTAGTAGCTATCAATAGAATAAAGGATAAAATATCTTTTCTAGAAAATTTAAAGCGTCAAAGAAGCAAAGATATACAGCGAGAAATAGATAAGTTCGATGATCGAATTTCAAAATTAGAAGAAGTGGTTAAAAAGACATTAAAGAATGCTGGTCGTAAAACATTGGATTTTCCAGGTGTAGGCAAAGTAAGTATCGTAAACAGAAAAGGTAAATGGGTTGTTCAAGATGAAAGTCAATTATTAGAAATACTCAAAGAAAAAGATGAAGCTGCATACGAAAAGACGATTACGCTCAAACCTGTTATCGCTAAAAAAATATTAGATGAGATATTAGATCAGTGGGAAGCAACTGGCATGATTCCCGATTGTGTTGTTCATAAAGATCTCACTGAACATATTAAAATAAATTTCAAAAAAGATGTAGATATAGAAGAAACAGAAGAAATTGATAATTCGACAGATATTGGTCAGGATTATGACAATTTGGAAATATAGATGTCACGATATAAACATATTCCGTCTAAATTGCAACAAGCATTTAGTCAACTAGGTAATTTGTATAAAGAAATTCCAGAAACAATTGGTTGCCTAGAAAATATTGATAAAGAAATTAAACCGTGTAAGGCTCGTTGTTGCGAAAACCAAAATCCACAACTATTATATTGCGAGTTCTTAAATGCATGGAATTTTATTCTTAAAAATTGGATTTTGGAAGATGTCTTAAAATTAATAGAGCGTTCTATAAGAAATTATCTTAATGATCTTCCGATTAAAGGATGCGTTTGTTGGAATGAAGAAACAAAATTATGTAATATCCATAAAAAAAGGCCATTAAGTTGCTATCTATATGGAATTACGCCGGATCAAGAATTCAATAATCGCCTGATGAGATTAAGAGAAATATACAAGGACGATCAAAGAGCTATATTTATGAAACAGTGTAAAATGGTTAGAACAAAAGATGGCGAGGAAATTACTGAGGAAGATACAGATGGATGGTGGGATAAATTGTGTGATATAGAACATAGCATAGGGATAGATAGAAAACTTATTACAGACGAACCAGATGGAACGTATCGCACATATCACGATCATATTTTAATATATTTGCTACCAGAATATCTGTTAGAAAACCTATCCCATGTTAGAAAATTCGGCGATGATGAAGAGAAAGAGACTGTTGTTGTTACTTTTATAAATATTTTATCAAATGTGATGAGAGATTCCAAAAATGGTGAGACGGATAAAGATTCTTGATACACAATACAATAAAGACTTTAATGTATTAATATGGAAAGTCCAATTTTTGGATGATAACAGTATAACAAAATTGATGTTTAGAGGGCAAGATATGAGTGGAGTATTAAATATCAATTCACAGATTCCTCCATATCTATTAGAAAAGTTTTGTGTAGACATGAAAGGCAAAGAAATAAATCTCGATATGAGAGTTCAGATGAAAGAATTCGATGAAAAGAAATTAAAAGATATGAACCAAAATGAGATTAGAAAAATTGCTGAATTTTGGCATCAATATCCGTTCTATGAAGCGTACATGATAGAAGAAGATGCGATAGAAGGAGAAGATGATAAATGAAATCTGGAATAGTTGCTTGTCAGGAAAATGCATGGTTGGGATTTCCAGATATAGTATATTTTAATGGTAAATTCATCGTAGCATATAGGAAATCTCGATCTCATAAATTTCATACATCTGGTATATCTATCTCTATAGATGCTACATTGAACGAATCTGGTGCTTCAGAGATTATAGACGTAATCAAACCGCAAAGGCATATAAGATGGAATTGTCCGAGATTATCTATAATTAATAATACATTATTTATGATTGTCGATCAAATTGTTTGTAAAACTGATCAGTCTTTTTCTGAAGGAGAAAATGATGCTAATAATGTTAGTGTATGGCTATTATCATCAAAGGATGGCATGAATTGGACTGAACCCAAATTGACAAACATTAAGGGTATTGTGCCTGATAGATTGACACAATCTAATCGTGGTATTGTTACAACTGCTCATATGAAATCAAGGAAGAAAGAAGGGTTCGTCCAAAAAGCATGGATCGCCATGTATGGTGATTATGAAAATTGGCATCCTTTCCTAATTTGTCGTGATCTATTTTATTGTGAAGGTTCTATCTGTTATGATGGAGAAAGATATATGTGCTTGATGAGAGATAATTCTCAGAAAGGCCATCCTGCTGCTATTTCTTACTCTCATGATGCTAAACGATGGAGCAATCCAATGCTGACAAGGTTATACGGATGTCATAGACCATGCTTTGGCAAACTAAATTCTGGCAAATATCTTGTAACATTCAGAGAACAAATATCAACTTTTGATAAAGGTTATTGGGCTAGAAATACTTTTGCTTGTTTGTCCACCAAAAGAAGTGTATATGGAAAAAATGGCAGAGATGCATTTGATAAGACGATTATTTTACCACTAGATCATGATCGTAGTAGTTTTCCAGATAGTGGTTATACAGGATGGGTTCAATTGAAAAATGATAAAATTGTAGTTGTTAATTACATAACAGATTTAGCAAGATATCCATATATAAAATGGTATAAGTTTAAGGAAGAAGATTTCGGAATTATAAGTTGATTTTTCATGTTAAATGATCAGCAGATAAAAGCTGTTAATCACGTCAATGGACCAGCACTTATTTCAAGTGTTCCTGGTAGTGGAAAAACTGCTGTGATTGTTGAAAGAACTGTTAAATTAATAGAAAACGGTGTGCCATCAAAAAATATATTATGCTTGACATTTACCAATAAAGCGGCGAAGGAGATGCGGGATAGAATTGCTAAAAGAATTGGTAATGATAATATAAATTTCTTTATAGGAACTTTCCATTCATTGTGTGCCAGCATATTGAGGAGATATGGAAATAAGATCGGCTATTCAAAACAATTCACTATTTTCGATCAAAAAAATCAAGAAGAAATGATTTTTGCAATTAGTAAATCTCTTGGATTAGAAAGACACGAGATCAATGTCTATAATATAATGACTCATGTTAATAATTGGAGAGAAAATCTGGAAAGTGATGAAGAGTTATTAGATAGATTTCAAGATAAAGAAATTTATTTTGATGTTGCGAAAAAATATTTGGATATTCTTAAAGAACAAAATATAATAGATTTTAGTGGTTTGTTGTATGAGACAGTTAATCTATTTGATTGTGACTGCGTTTTATTATCAAAATTTCAAGAAAAAATGAAATATATACAATTGGATGAGATGCAAGATAGTAATTTTATTCAATATTATCTTATGAATAAAATAGGAGGAAAATATAGAAATATTTTTGTTGTTGGGGATATAAATCAATGTGTGATTGGTGATACGAAAATCCTAACAGATTCTGGTTATAAAAAAGCACAGAATATAAAAAATGGTGATTATATTAAAGCATCTACTGGCATAGGAATCGATTTATCTATTGTAAATAATGTTTTCAAAAAATATATAAATAATAAACCAATTATTACTATTAGAACTAAGACAGGGAAGGTTATATCCACTACTCCTGAACATACACATTTTGCTGGTTTTGTTCCACAAAAAATAAAAAAAGTTTTGTATTTTGTTTATCTTATGTATAGGAAGAAATATGGTTTTAGAATAGGAACGACTAGATTATATGCTAGTTATAAAGGGAATGTTTTCGGATTTAAACAAAGATTAAATCAAGAAATGGCAGATAGAATATGGATTATAAAAATATGTCATAAAGAAGTTGAGGCTAGATATTTTGAACAATATTATGCCACAAAATATGGGATACCTACATGGATATTCAAAGAGAGAAATGGGTCTAAAAATTCTTACAATCAAAAATATATTAATAAATTGTTTAAAAATTTAAATACATTAAATAGAGGAATGCATTTATTAAAAGATATGTTATATTTTTTTGATTATCCACATTATGTGCCTAAATGTATGGTAAAAAGAAGGAGAAGGAATTTCAGTATTACTCTATGTGGTGATCGTAGGTCTATGAAATCTTATCATCGATATACTATATCCGGATCGGATAATAATGATAAAAATAAGTTGCTAAAATTAGGGTTAAGTGTTAGAAAAGCGAAAACCGCTCAAGGCTGGAGATTAGAAGGTCTTAGTGCTAACCTTGGATATATATATAATTTATTAGAAAGGGTAAGAACTGTTATAGATGTGAATGTTATTGAAAAGGCATTGTTATCAGATATCTCATTGCCATATATTCCAGCATCGCAAGTTTTGCCAAATATGTCTATATACATTTATGATAAATCTGGCAAAATCGCTGAAGATATCGTAATTAGTGTTGAAAAACAGTTATATACTGGCGACGTTTTCGACTTTAATATTGACAGATACCATAATTTTATAGCAAACGACATAGTGACACATAATTCTATTTATGCATTCAGAGGTGCCAGATATAAAAACATAACAGATTTTTTAAACAAATACAAAGATTGTAAACATATACCATTGGGAAAAAATTATAGATCGACACCACAAATTATAGAGTGTGCAGATAAATTGATTAGAAATAATTCTACTCATATGAATGAAAAATTTGAGACTGATAATCCAGATGGCCCGCCAGTGCGTTGTCGTGAATTTCAGAATCCATCCGAGGAAGCAAAATGGATAGCAAATTGTATTGTTGAATTGGTAAACGAATATGGATGGAATTATTCTGATTGTGCTATTTTATATCGGTTGAATTATTTATCTCTCGAATTACAAACAGCTTTTAGTAATCTTGGAATTCCATTTGTCGTTATTGGTGGACCTAGTTTTTTTGATAGAAAAGAAATTAGAGATTGTCTGGCAATGTTGAAATTTTTGGTTAATCCTTCTGATTCGATGTCTTTTTATAGAATAGCCAATTTGTTCAATGGGATCGGTTCCGTGACAATTAGTAAGATCGAGGAAATTGCGAAAAATAATAATATAAATATATTAGAAGCATGCAAAAACATGGAGAAATTTTATGACAAAAGAACCATCAAAAACGTGGCGAGGAAAATCTCTGATATTTTTGATTTTGATTTTAGTTCTATGGATGCTGGAGATTGTCTTAGTCACATTATCCGTTCCATGAAATATTATGATCTATTGCAGATGAAATGTCAAAGTGATTATGCTGATAGGGAATTAAATGTTAAAGAATTGATTAATAGCGCTACTGCATTTGGGCAAAATAATAGCATAGAAAAATATTTACAGAATATTGCATTAATCACATCGAATGATAAAGAAAATAACGAAGATTCTGTTTCTTTGCTTACAGGACATGCATCAAAAGGTCTAGAATTTCCGATTGTATTTTTGCCAGGCGTCGAACAGGGAATATTACCACATGCTAGATCATTGAATGAAGCAAAAGATAAAGATGAAACATTACAAGAAGAGCGAAGAATATTATATGTTATGATGACTAGAGCTAAAAAAAATTTATTTGTAAGTTATAATAAAAGTAGAAGATTCCGTAGCAAATATGGAGATTCTGTATTTAAATATGTATTTCCTAGTCAATTTTTGGTCGAATCAAGACTAATTAAAAAGAAAGATATCGTTTCGTGAAAGAAATAACATTCGAATTAACAAATTATTGTCCATATGATTGCAAATTTTGTTCATCGGATATAACAAATAATAGAAGAAAGGCTATTTATTTAGACCCGTTAAAATTATATACAAAATTAGAAGAAGTAACGAACCATATGAAAGATAAGCTTGAGCATATTATTTTGAGTGGTGGTGAACCGATGTCTCATCCAGATTTTTATAATATTTTAGAAACATGTAAATTATATTCTGATGATGTTGTTGTATATTCAAATGCTATTACTCATTTAATATATAATTCTCACGTTATTGACGGTGTATATCTAGAAGCCAATATGACATTATCGCCAGAAGTAGATAGATTGCATGTATTGAGACGTGTAAAACAAGGAAAAGAAGCAAACAGACCAGAGATAAAATTGTCGCGTAATTTTCATGAAGATTGTTCATGTGATCATAGGATTATGAGGCCGGATGGTTCTGTTTGCAGGGCGCCATGTGATAAGTGGAATAAAATAGAAGGAGAATAAAAATGATAAGGTACGATGAACATATTGATTCTAAGTCTGTTATGGAAATAGATGGGATTCTACATAAGACAGTTGAATTGCATATATCGTTTCCAATCGTTGATATGAAAGAATTTATAAAGATCCTAGAATGGAAGAATGATAAAAGAAAGGTCGAATTAAATTATGCATATGCAGGAAGGGATCGGAATCCGCCATTTGGGTTTAATGGCATGACTGGTTTTAAAATTATGTCTAAAGATGAAATTAAACGATATAAAGAAAATGAGGCGAAAAAGAAAAAAGACGAAATAAACAAAAAAGAAAGAAAGAAACAGAATCAAGTGAGAAGATTAAAACAAGAAGCTAAAAGATTAGGCTTTGATATAAGGAAATTATAAAATGAGAACTAGGGATCTTTATACCGGAACAATTGTTTATCATTCTCTTTTTGTGCATTGGGGAAAAGGAAAAGTAATAAAAATAAGACAAAAAGATAATCTTGGATATAGAACATCTAAAAAATATTTAGTTAAATGGACAAGTGGACGCATAAAAGGCGTAAATGATGAGGTATGGTGCAAGGCTAGTGATTTGCGAAAAACATTTGATGAGAAAAAAGCGAAATTACTTCAATCTTTGATGAAACATGATAGTATTCAATGAATAGTTATAAAATATTAATAGATAAATATAAAGATCAGAATAAATATATTTTTGTGGTTGGGGCTGGACCTAGTTTATATCAGATTTCTCGGCTGCAAGAATTTCAAAAAGAAATATTCAAACATCCCGTTATATCAGTTAATTCTAGTATTTTGGTAATGCCGTGGTATGATGGGAAACCAGATGATAGATATTGGATATCCAATGATGCTTTGGTGATGAGATGGACTTATTGGCCAAAAGTACAAAAATCAAAATGTATAAAAATTGTCAGAAATAGTTGGGAGAAATATCATGACACAGTTAAAAATTTTCTTATATTTAATCCAAGAAAAACTAGCGAAAATATCATTAATCCTGATGACATTGGATTGGCCTACTGTAGTAGTATTCCTTCTGGAGTTGATCTCGCTATTCAGATGTCATGTAGGATGATATTCTTGTTGGGCGTTGATCATTATATGGATAAATTTAGAAGTCATTTCTGGCAATATTGGCATATGAGAAATCAACCCAAAGGACCACTATCTCCACAACAACAACAAAAATCATCATTTGGTTTTAGTGTGCAAACATATAATGCTCTTAAAAAATTTGCTAAGTCAAGGGGTATTAAAATATATAATTGTAGTAAAGATAGCAAATTAGATGTGTTTAAGAAAATTGATTTCATGAAAGCTTTTGATATAATTGGTCAATAGAAGAATTATTTTATGAATATTAAAGAATTACAGGATTGTCATGATGGATGTCTCGGATTTGTTATTGGATCTGGTCCAAGTTTACATTTTATTAGTGAAGAAATATTCGATAAAATATTAAAATATCCTTGTATTAGTGTTAATTCAGCAATTTTAAAGTTTTTTGGTAAAAAATGTAATAAACTGTATTTTTGTTCTGATGATCAGGCTGCTCGACATTGGAAATATTTTTATGATTTATCAGAGTTAAATTGTACATGTTTATTATATAAAAATAAATTAAAAGGTCATACAAAGCATATTAGTGCAGATAAGATTGTTTGGTTCTCTCATAAGTGCTGGTATTGCCCTTCAGACGGTACATATGACCCAGAGGGCCTAATTTTAACAAAAGACGCCCAGAAGCCGATTGTGGGCTCCAGAACGTCTTCTGGCACAGCTATTCACCTTGCATATATAATGGGATGCAATCCAATTGTATTATTGGGGCATGATTGTTGTTTTAATAAGGGAAAAAGATATTTTTGGCAATTTCCTGGCGAAAAAAGAACATGTCGTACTAGCGGTGGTCCGATAATAACCTATGCGAATAAAGGAAAAATAAGAGGGCATCCAGTAGATAATCATTCTTTGGATTTTTTGCATTATTGGGAGAATTTCGCCAAACAATCAAAAAGTCAAAATATCAATATAATTAACGCATCTGGTGGGATTCTTGAAAGTTTTCCAAGGATGTCTATTGAAGAAGTATTGGATAAATATAGTTATTAAAAAAAGCAAATCCGATAATATAATTGAATGAAAAAAAACACTAAAAAATTTATTCAAAGTGCTTTATTTGAATTGATATCTAATCATATAAATGTCTCTCTAATTCAAAAAAGTAAGCTTAATAGGCGGTATATGGGATATTTTGATGAAGCAGAGAAAAAATTTTGTATTTCTATAAGAAAACCTCAAAAATTATGGATTCCTGTTTTTATACATGAATTTTGCCATTTTCGACAATGGAAAGAGAACGATCCCGTATGGCGAATAAGCAATGATGAAGAAGAGGGTGAATTTTGGGAATGGGTAGAAGGAAAATTGCCGACTCCACCTTCCAATTTGAAAAAAGTTGTAAAAAATATACAAAAAATAGAATTAAACTGTGAGAAAAGAGTTGCAAAAATTATAGATCAATATAAGATAGAAATAAATAGAGATCGTTATATACAAGGTGCTAATGCATATATTTATTTATATAATATTGTAATAGAAAGAGAAGAATGGTATAAAACTCCGCCATACCAAATAAAAAAAATTATTGATACGATGCCGACAAAATTTTGCAGGACATATTCGACTACTCCAAAAAAATATTTAAAATTAGTTAATAAATTATGTTTCTAAATTTTCTGGAATAACATATGCAAATATTAATATTTTTCTTCCATTTGCCGATAAGATAATAGATATAAAAAAATAAGCAAATGTAAGAATGATTAATGGTTTAAAGATATTTTGTGTAATTTTGGCTCGTGGGGATTCTAAGGGGATATACAAAAAGAATATTTACCCGTTGAGTGGTAAACCTCTTATATATTATACAATTAATCAGTGTATGCAATCTATGTATATAGATAGAATCGTTGTATCTACTGATGATGATGCTATAAAAGAGGAATCGATAAAATATTGTGAAGTTATAGATAGACCAAAATATTTATCGGATGATAAATCTCCCAGTGAAGAATCTATTATACATGCCATAAAAAAATATAAAGAAAAATCTCATATAGTATTATTCCCACAAGTTACTCATCCTATTAGAAGGGTTAATTTAATTGATTTATGTATTGAAAAATATGTAAACAGCCAATGTGACAGTCTAATTACCGTAAAATCATTTTCACCTTTTTTCGCTCACGTAGATCAAAATAATAAAGTATATTTTAATAACAAATCCAAAATTATACATAGAAAAATGAGACAAGATTATACTCGTCAAGAATTATTTTATTATGATGCCGGGAACTTGTATTTAATTGAATCAGACATGTTAATACAAAAAAAAGATAGAATTGGTTTAAACCCAGTTCTTTTTAAATTGTATGATTATGAATGTATTGATATACATAATTTAATTGACGTGAAAATCGCTAATGTCGTTATGGAGTATTTAAATGGGGATATTTAAGAATTTAAGTGGACAACAGTTTGGTAGATTGACTGTGACACCTGAATATAGGATAAATAAATATACATTTTGGAAATGTAAATGTGTTTGTGGTAATGAAAAGTGGGTAAGACAAAATTATTTAGTAAATCGTTTTAAAAATCACAAAGAATTAAGTTGCGGGTGTCATAGAATAAAAAATATTGCTGGTCAAAGACACGGGAAACTGATTGTCTTAGATAAATATGAAAGACGAGGTAAATGTACATTCTGGTTATGTCGGTGCGATTGTGGCAATGAAAAATGGATTGATCAAGGAAATATTAAAAGACGTAAAAGTTGTGGTTGTGAGTTTAAGAAAAATATGAGAAAAAAGATGATGAAAGCATATGGTTCTGCAACTAAAAATAATGTTTTCTGCGATTACAAAAAAAGCGCAAAATATAGAAAATATTCTTTTAATTTAGATTTTGATTATTTTATTAAAATTATTCAAAAACCATGTTTTTATTGCGGTTCGCTGCCATTTCATGTAGAAAAAAGCAAATATAATAATGGAGATTTTATATATAGTGGTTTAGACAGAATCAATAATGATATAGGTTATAAAATTGGAAATGTTATTCCTTGTTGTAAGATTTGTAATAAATTAAAAATGGATTTAGATAAAGATGTATTTATTGAACACATAAAAAATATATATAATCACCTAAAAAATAAGTAGTTTAAAGTATTTATCCTTATGCTATAATATAACGGAAAGAGAATAGAAATGAAAATTATTTATTGTTTATTCGCGTGTTTTTTGTTAATTAATGTCTTGATTTGTTTTTCTGGATGTGAAAAGAAAAATCATGATGCGGTTTATAAGGATGCTGGTGTTGTAATCCGTGGATACAATACAGCGGGGGGAATTGAAAATACAAATGATTTTTTAATTAGAATGGAAATGCTGTGTTGGAGAGCAGGTTATCATCCGATGAAGATTATTACGTTGAAACCGAAAGAAAAACTTTGTGTATATATAGACAGGCATTATGCTTTTCGTATTTATGATGAATTCGGAATATTGATAGGATTTATACAAATACGGGATATGGAGGGCAAATAATGAAACACGTTTACGGGTTGTTAATAATATCTTTATTGATAATTCTTGTAACTTTTACGATGTAAGAGATACTCGCATCTCGGCTCCATTTCCAGAAGAAGCTGACAAAGATGCAGAATGGACGGAAAAAGGTGTTGTGATGCATGGTTATGGCACTGATGGATGGATTCATAATACTAATAATTGTCAGATTATTGTAAGGATAACAAAATTTACAGGACATGCTGATATAACATATCACATGATAGAATTAGAAAAAGATCAGAAAATACGCATGTATATAGCAAAGAGAAATGGCTATTTTCTCTATAATAGCACTGGTGGGTTAATAGGATTTATAAGGGCTATAAAATATTAACAGAATTTATTTGAATGAAGAAATGAATAATGTAAAATTAACATTTCTCGGGACAGGATCATTTTTTGTTAATGGGGATAACTATCATACAAACATTTTATTAGAAAAGAATAATAAATCATTTCTTATAGATTGTGGCTCTGATATTAAGAGGTCTCTATATACCGCGAAAAAAGATCCTGGGATTGATGCTGTTTATATTTCTCATTTGCATGGAGATCATTGTGGGGGTTTTGAATGGCTTGCATTTTACTCATATTTTGCTTCTCAAAAAAAGCCAAAATTATTTGCATGTGAATTTATTGCTAATGAATTGTGGAATATGAATAAACCATCTCTGCTTGATTTAGCAGATTTAGATGCAAATTTAAATACATATTTTAATGTTCGAGAAATAAACTATTTTGAAAATACTTTTGTGTGGGAAGATATAGAATTCGATCTTATTCCAGTTGCTCATATACCCCAAAAAATGGCAAGTGTTGGGTTGAGTTTCGAAATAAATGGAAAAACTATTTGGATAACAACTGATTCGTGTGAAGCAGATATTGCGATAAAAGAAGATTGGTGGAATTCGCCAGCCTCTCATAATCCATTGGCTGGTATATATTATGGAAGTGATATAATATTTCATGATTGCGAAATTATTAAATGCAGTATGTGTCATTCTCATTATTCTGAATTAAAAAAATTTCCAAGCGAATTAAAGGAAAAAATATGGCTTGTGCATTATAGCGACTTATATAAGTTACCAGATGCTAAAAAAGATGGATTCGCTGGATTTGTGAAATGTGGACAAGAATTTAAATTTTGAATTGATTGGAGCTATAATGAGAATGCTCAAGAAAATTTTTGCTAAAATATTTAAAAAACACTGGGTCATATTAGATAAGCATAACGAATTATGTAGATGTTCATATTGTACAAACAAGACGCATTGGTATGGTTTTAAGTTTCCTAAATTAAAAGTAAGGAATGCATGGACAATATTTGCTTGGAAATTAAATGAATGTAGATGGTATTTAAGATGGACCGGGTGATAAAATATGAATATAAAAAATAAACTTCCAAAAACAAAAGAATTGGCTATAGTGGAAAAATGACAAACGATAGAAAACAAATGTGGTTTGTTGCTTTGCAAAACACGGATTCTGGTAAAATAACTTGTTTTTGGCATTGGGCTGATCTCGATGAATGGCACATAGAATGTGATAAAATAAGATCTAAATTGTAAGAAATATAGAAGGAGAATTATTATGCAAACGTTGAAAATAGCTAATACCGCATTTCCTTATATACTCTCTGGGAAGAAAACACTAACTGTAATAAAAGGTCATAAAGATGTACTTCTTGGATCTTTGCTATTCGAATCTTTATCAGATCTAATGAAACAAGTAAAAGTTGTTCAAGTTACAGATGTATATTATAAGAAGTTTTTTGAATTAACAAAGGAAGAAGCGATTCTAGCAGGAAGAGAAAATCTCCGTGATTTAAAGAAATCTGTAAACAAATCTTCTCCAGATATTACAGAAGATACAGAAATAACTGTCGTTGCATTTGAATATAATGAATAATGCATATAATATCTGATAAAAAGTTAATAATAGCAAAAAGATTTGAATTTATATGGTTTTCATATGTGTCAAGACCAAAAAGAATCAGGATTACACGTAAATGTCATTGGGTTTTACCTGTTAGCTGGAATGGAACAAGAGATAGGTTTGTTCTGCTTAGAGATGGTTATGATTATTTGTATATAGCAGAATGTTTTCTGATAGAAATATGGAAATTTAGGTTTCGATATCGTTCCAATTGGAGATTGTGGAAGTTTAAATTTGCATATCCGTATTCTCATTGGAGATTTCGCTGGAGATCGAAAAAGTTTTAGAAATGTTATGAAAAAACGAGAATGGAATAAATATATTCATCACAACAAATCCACTTATGGAGATTGTCAATTAATTAATGCATTAAATGCTTATTATTATTTAACTGGTAAAGTATATTGCGCACAACGTTCTAAGAAATATGAAAGATTAGTCAATCTGTGTAAGTGTAGACATGGAGCAGCGATAGGTATTGAAAAAGTCTGGGATAAGATAGGTATTACAGAAAATAAAAGATATGTGCGGGATGATAAACCTCGGTTCTTAAAACAGAATTCTTTTTTAGAGGTAATTATATGGTCTAAATTTTATGGATTTCATTCAGTAAGTGTTGTTGATTATATCAAAAGGGCAGATTGTTTGAGAATTACTAATTTTGGTAGAATTATTACAAAGAATAATGGTTGGATGTTTTGGGAAGATTTATGTAAATATTTATGTGAGAATCCGGACAAATCTGAACCAAGATATGAATTTAGAACTTTTAAACTAAAATAGATAGGAGAATTTAATTATGATATTAATTGCTTATGATTGTCGTAATTGCAAACAAAAAATATCTGGGTCTATGCATGTTCCATATATATTGCAAAAAGATGGATCAAAAAAAACTTTGGCTCATCCTGGAGATTGTTTTACCTATTCTGATTTAATTGAGAAATATGGCAAAGAAGAAGCTGATAGACGATATGGGCATGGAGATTTTTATGTTCATAAGGATGGACATGAAGCAGTTCTTCTCGATAGCGATAAAGAGGATGTTTCTGAACATATAACCATCGAAGAAGCTATTGATAAAAAACAACTTAAATGTTCACATTGTGGTCATAACGAGTTTGTTCTTGCCTTTATGGGCATAAGTTAATATAAATGATGAAAAATTTTTATATCAAGGTAGTTCCAGTTGTAGATAAGAGTGTAAGAAAATTATGCAGGTGTCAATATCCTCTTCACCCGAAAGGGTGTCCTAATTGGAATAAAAGATTGTCTTGTCCTCCAAAAGCTCCAATGATATATGATACTTTAGACTTATCTGAAGATGTTTATGCTATATATAATATTTTTAATTATAAATCTCATGTAAATAAGATGAGAAGGAAGCACCCTGATTGGAGTGATAGACAAATTAAGTGTGTTTTGTATTGGCAAGGCACAGCAAGAAAACGATTGAGGGGAAAAATAGGTGTATTCAAAAACTTATTTACCGATTATATTATTGTTATGTGTCCTGAAGCTCAGGGAGTTAATTTAACAGAGACAATGAAGAATGTAGGAATTATATTAGAATGGCCACCAGAAAATTTGGCTTATCAAATTGTGCTGGCTGGAATCGAAAGGAGATAAAATGACTTGTGAAAGTGAATTAATGTATTGGGTTAGAAGTTCTAAGGATACTAATGAATTTTGTGAAAGAAATTTGATAGTAGACGCCGTTCATGCTCTTGATGAAAATCCTCCAGATGTTGGAAGGGCGCAAAGCAGATTGTTACAAGTAATTATTGGAGAAAGTCAATTTGTTAATCCACCAGAATTTGCTATTGAGATGGAACAAGAAACAGAACTAGAATTAGATTTAGAACTAGCATTAGGCTTAGAAAAGAAACAAGAAATAAAAAGTAAATTGCGGAATGAAAGGAGATAGCGGAATGCATACTTGGTATTTAGCGGTTTGTGATAAATGCAAAGAAGCGTGTCATGTACTTGTAACTTCTTCTTTTCATTTAAGACCAGATTTTATTCAAAATAGAGAAAAATCAGTAGTGGCTTTTTTAAGAAAACATTGGAACCACGAACTTAGGCTCGTTCATTCTGATCAAGATTTAGATAAATTATTTGAACAAGAATATAGTTTTCTTGATAAAGATGAAGGTGAAGAGGATCATAAATCGCACGAATGTATAAAAAGAGGAATTGTTAAACAGCGTATTGTAGAGAGTGGTGATCGTGTTTTTGTTAGCATTCCTGATCGAGAAGAGGATCGTCGTATACATGTTAATATGACATGTGAAGCTATGAAGTCTATTGGGCGTTTTGATCCGATGAGAAATTTTTGTCAGAATGCAATTATTGATAAAGTAGATAAAATATACGATAAGTATGCAACTGTTAAGGGAACAAATAATCCCATTTTATTTTGTAAAAAATGTTGTTTTGAAGAACGTAATAATTAAAGACTATTAATCCGACATGTGTTATGAAAAACATATAAAGAAAAAATCATGATATCGAAAATAATTTTTGAAAAATTAAATAAAGATCAATTTAAATTGGATTATAAAAAATTATCTTTAAGTGATATGGCTACTAGATATGGTGTATCTGGAGTTACCATTAGTAATTGGCGTAGAAGAATAGGTATGCCGCAGAAAAGGTGTCAATGGAAAAATCTTATTGACTATGAGCTATCCGAAAAACAAATCCAAATTATTATCGGTTCCATGTTAGGTGATGGTTGTCTTACAAAAGTTGAATCATCTAATAGAAATTCAAGATTTCATGAAATACATAGTAGTTCTCAAGCATCTTGGTTAAAATGGAAACAAGATAATCTGCGACCAATAAATAGCGCATACACGCAAAAAGAAACTCAGGCTCTTAAGCGACTTGATAATGGTAAAATAGTAAAAGATCTGGATAGAGGAGATAAATATAAACAATGTGTTCTTAGAACTATTGTCCACCCTATTTTTACAGAATTGGAATCTATTTGGTATAAAAGAGACAAAAATGGTGATTATATTTATAAACCTCATGGCAAATTAAAGAAAAGGATTAAAACATTGCCTGAAAATTTACAACTCTCTCCTTTAAGTATGGCTGTTTGGTTCGTTGATGATGGTTCTAATGGCCAGAAGAGAAAATCATGTAAATTTAGCACAGGTGGTTTTGAATATGAAGAAGTAAATAGACTATGTGAGCTTCTTTATAATTTTGGTTTTATGTCTTATATACAAAAGGGCGGAAATTATCCAGAAATTGTTATACCCAAAAAATCTTATATAGATTTTATTGAAATGATAAGATCGGAAGCAAAATCAGTATGCTTTCCGGATTGCATAAAATATAAATTCGACACATCCAAATATAAATTATTTTTAAATAGGCAATTAAACTATGGTGGATTTCAATTTAGCAATAAACTATTAAAAAAAATTGAAAATGATATAAGAACTCAAATTTCACAAATAGAAATATCTTATAAATATAATATCCCTTATAGTGTTATTAGACTTTTGATCGGTGGTAAAATCATACATAAAGGTAGATTTATTAGTGGAAGTGGTGTCTATTATAGAAATACATCTGGGACAAAAAACATTTATTTCAATAAATCTAGAAATAGGTATGTGGTTAATATTGGTCTGAACGGGAAAACTATTCATCTAGGAAGATATAAAGAAAAAAAAGAAGCTATTAAAGTGGTAAAATTGGCTAAAAAAATGCGTTCTGATGGTGAAGTGAATATTAAAAAATATAAAGATATGGCATTGTCGTATAATACATCCTTCATGTTACGATCTAATAATACAAGTGGCATTGTCGGCGTGTGTTATTGCAACAAAGCATGGACAGCATATATAACGGTAAATAAAAAACAAGTTTACTTAGGTAGTTATAAAAATAAAAAGGATGCGATTAAGATAAGAAAATTGGCAGAAGATTTGATCTTGTCTGGAAATACATGTATTGAAGATTATAAGAAATTGCGAAAAAAATGGCAATATAGTTAATCTAATTTTGATTTACTCACAGAAAGGCATATTAATATGGAAGAATATTCTAAAATTTTATCATTAACAGACGAAGAAGTTTATAAAGAGCTTGATAAAAAAAGTAAGCATACATCTGAAGGGCTTTCTTTTTGGATAGATGAAATTAATCGAAGAAATAATAAAAAAACATCAGATGCCATGATTAAAGCGACAAAATCGATATCTCGGTGGACGAAATTCATGGTCATATTAACTTTAATAATAATTATATTGACTGGATTTAATGTGGTATTAGGAATACAAATATTATTTGGGTTTTAATAAATTTTATCATCTTTTTCTAATAATTTTTTGTTAACTGTGCTTGAGCCATCTGATGTCCATTCCCAATTATTATCACAGGGAGTCCAGTAATTTTGATATAAGCCGATATGGCCTTTCCAAATACTTCCATCATCCATTTGGATGAATCGTTCTGCTTTTACAAATTGTTGATTTTTACGTTGATGTAGTACAGTTATAGAGTAAAGATCTCCGTATATTTCTCTTCCTATCATTTTTAGTCTCATTATATGTTTAAATTTTTTCAATTTATTTTTATTGTTTTTTTCATCATTAGTTAAATCTATATCTTTACATTGCAAAGATTTTACCACTGCTTTTGCATCTCTAACTAATTTTGATAAACCTGTTGGTTCAAGAGAGGCTGCGTTATCAGTTCCTTTAGCTGTCCTGTCCAATGTAAAATGTCTTTCTATCCAAGTCCCGCCTAATACTATTGTGGCCATATCAACAGCAATGCCTAAATTATGCCCACTATATCCGACTTCATTAAAGTATTTTTTTAAATTGCCGATTTCCAATAGATATAATTCTTCAAATCTTACAGGATATCCGCTTGTCGTCCAATATGCAACAACTCTATTTTTTTTATCAGATAAATATGAGATAAGTTTTTTTCTTTCTTCTATAGTTGCCATGCCAAATGATATATGAAGTTTTTTGCTATAATTATTAAAAATATAATCTAATAGTTTATAATTATTGTTACAAGCAGATGGAATTTTAATATAATCAGTATCCAATGATATTATTTCAGCGGCAGAATCATCATCCCACACGGAACAGGCATATTTAATATCCATTGATTCACAATAATCCTTTAATTCTTTATGTTGTTCTATCGAAAATTCTAATGCTTGTCTGTGCTGCAAATATGTTTCTCCAAATGAATGCATTGGGCATGGGTGTGGTGAATTATGCATATGTCCCGGAACGGCTTTTATGCAATTTCTTTTTTGAAATTTAACATAATCTGCATTACATAGTTTCGCCATTTTGATCATCTCTAACGCCAAATCAAAATCTCCTTGATGATTGCAGCAAGCCTCTGCAACTATATTAATTTTTTGATGTGACATTTTTTTACTCTCCTTTTGCGTATCATACTCTTTTACATATTATATTTCGGAAACATATCCGAATAACTAAAAGAAATTTGTGAATTATCCCGTAATATAACATGTGTATGAGGTGCGTGTAAAATGTTAGTGAAAAATAACAATTATAAAATAACAAAAAGCGGGAATATACATTCCTATCAAAAAATACAATGGAAATGTGATAAATGCGGTTATGTATCAGAATGTTTTTATAATTCTTATAAAAGAATGAAACATAAAGATATGTGTAAATCATGTCAAAACAAAATTGGTATTATCGGAACGTTTTCTAAAAATCATATTAAGTTCAGAAAAACAAATAAAAAACCGTGGGTAGAAATAAAATGTTCAAATTGTAATAAAAAAATTAATAAACGAAATAAGTATATTTTGAAAAATAATTTTTGTTCTTTATCATGCTTCAGAGAATTTAAATATGATGAAAGATATGGGTTGTTTATAAAATATGTGTATAACAATATATACGATGCATCTTATTTAATAGGAGTTATTTTAGGCGATGGTAATGTAATGACTGGTGGAAATAAAACAATGGATATTAATATATATTTTGATACAAGAGATGAAGTATCTATTTTAAATATAGAAAATATATTAAAAAAATATAATATAAGTTTTAGATATCGTTCGATTAGTGAACATGGATGTGCAAATCGTTTTGTCATCCCTAAAGAATTTTTTGAAAAATATAATTTGAGTTCATTGAACGGGGATAAATATAAGTGTCAACCATACCCTTCTGATAAGATTGTAAAGAATATCAATTATGCATTGGGTCTTATTAATTCAGATGGATACTATTTTAAGAGGATCATACATGGTGGGGGCGCGATTAGATTTGCAAATACTGTAAAATCTATTGTAGAATCTTATAAAAAATGTTTATATCACAATAATATAGATTTTTGGGAGCAAACGATTAAAAAAATTAGATATAAGACTTGTATGAAAGTCATTATAAGCAAAAAGAAATATATAAATGATTTAATAAATATGTCTAACTTCCAGATTAAGAAAAGACATGTAGTGAAATAATATCTTTATTTGCTTTTAGACTTATTATCCTCTTAGTGTATCAAATGGAATAAATGAAGTTGCGAAACCGCCTCCGTTTCTTCCAACTCTAAGTTTAAAACCCATTCTTATCCTTAGACATTTATTAGTATTTCCCCAAATCCGCACTAAGTAGAAACCTGGATATATAATTTCATTTTTTACTGTCCAGACCAATTGACGCCCGGTTTGTCCTCTTTTTTCAGTTACAAAAAGATCCCCTAAATGTTGTACGGGACCATCTGGTGCCCTCATAATAGAACGAGAGAAATTGTTAGTCGGATTGCGAATTGCCAGCCAAAAAAATTGATTCCAAAAGCTTTCTGGATTTTCGACTCTTTTTCTCCAACTACCGCGTTTATCGCCCAG